CTACGAACTCCGGCATCGGCGACATGCTAGGGTCCCTCACGGGTCTCGTTCAAGTCCTCGCGAACCTCGTGCAGAACCCCGCCGCACAGTGGATCGCCAAACTGGCCGGCGCCTTCCTGACGGCCGGAGGTATTTTGGCCGGCTACTACGCGAAGCAGGCCCTTGTGCTCGGCGGCGCCTATGCATTGACGACAGCGCAGCGGTCGATGGGTATTGCGATGCAGCACCCGATCACGTCGATCCGCTCCCTCCTGTCCGCCCTGGCTGAGACGGTTAAGCTCTACAAGTTGTCCACGGTGTCCGTCAACGAGCAGACGGGCGCCCTCTATAAGAACGCTGGCGCCGCCCAGTCGGCCGCCGCATCTCAGCGGGCCGCCGGCCAGGCCGCGGCGTCTCGGTCTGCTGCCGGGGCTGCGTCGGGTGGCGCGGCTGACGCGGCAGGTTCGATCGGGAATGCTGCCAAGGCCACATCGGGGCTTATGAGCGCCTTCAAGGGTCTCGCCGCTGGGGCAGGCATATCCCTGTTCTTCACCGGTTTGTCTAAGCTCACCGAAGGCTGGACCCGTCGCTCCGAGCAGGCCAGGGCGGAGGCGAAAGCCCTGGAGCAGGCACAAGCCGACCTGGCACAGTCTGTGATGCAGGACACGAAGGCTTTCCAGGAGGGCGGTAGCGCCGCCTACGTGTTTGCTAAGGCGACCAACAAGGCCGGAGAGTCTGTGTCTTCTCAGCTGTTCTCCACCTCGGATGCGAACGCCCAGACGAAGGCGATGGCTCAGGCGCAGGAGCTTCTCGCACAGAAGACCGGGCAGTCCACGGCGGAGATAGACAAGCAGACGTATGCGATCGGTGAGAACTCGCTGAAGAAGATGGCGGAGCAGATAGCCGGCAACACGGGTTTCAAGCAGTTCGCCGACGACCAACTGGGGACGCTTCGACAGCTGGGCTTCTCCGTGCAAGAGTACTCGAAGCTCGTCACGCAGGGCAACTCGGAGATGACCGACTCTCAGAAGAAAATGGCTGAGGAGTTCCGGAACAAGGGGTTCGGATTCCTGGCCGACGACATCGAGCGCAGCACCCAGAGGTCCAGCCAGTACATCGACTCCTTCAAAGCCAAGATTCAGGAGATGATAGCGTCCGGAAAGATCAACTTCATCGATGGTAAGGCCATCATCGAGACGCTGCAGAAGATCGACGACAACGCACACAAAGCCTTTGATGGTGTGCGCAACGAGTCCGACCTGGCATCGCAAACCCTGAAGGGCCTGAAAGGCGACGCGGCAGACGCCGGAGACGAGATGGATGAGATGGGCGAGAAGGCCGATAAGGCGGCCAAGGAGCTCAAGAAGGTTGTCGACTCTGCTCTGTCCGGCGATGAGGCGTTCGTCAACCTGGAGGATGCCGTCGCCAACCTGGGCGAAAGCCTGTACAAGAATGGCATGAACTTCGACGAGTTCTCGGAGGCGGGTAGGGCCAACCTGAAGGCCCTCTATGCTGTTGTGCGACAAGCGGCTGAGGCATCCGGCGGCGACGCCGGTGTGATGAACGCATACATCCAGCAGATCATGCAACTGCTGCGCAGCCACGGCGTCGGCTCCGTACAGGTTCTTGAGCGGGTGGAGCAGAGGCTTCATGCGGTGGCCAACAAAGCCACCCAGTCGGCGAACCAGATAACGAAGGCTGCTGCGCTCGCACAGAAGGCGGGCCAGGCGATCGGAATGATCGCTGCGGGCATCGCCACGGGCAAGGACTTCTCGAAGGAGGCGTCTGCTTCGCTTCAGGGTCTCGGCAAATCGTCTACGGCTGCACTGCCATCGATCAAGGACCTCGGGAAGGCTCTCGACCAGGGGTTCGCTAGGGGTGCCAGGAACGCTGCGAAGCACGCAAAGAAGGCTCGGCACAGGACGAGGAAGCTCGGGGATCGTGCGAAAAAGGCCGGCAAGAAGATCAAAGAGGCGGCGAAGGAGATCAAAACCTTCACCGACTACATCAGCGAGCTGTCGTCCGTAGCGAACGCCGCATTCCACTTCCGTTGGGAGTTCCCCAAGTCCCTGGATGAGACGGCGAAGTCGTTCAAGACGATCAAATCCTATTTCGAGTCTGCGGCGAAGGACGCGCAGTCGGCTAACAAGGAAATCGGCGACGCTAACAAGTCGATCGAGGACACCCGGAACAAGATCGCCGAGTTGGACGCCGAGCTGTCGAAACTCCAGTCGGATCGTAACAAACTGACCTTCCAGTTGAAGGTGGCCGTCGACTACGGCGACACGCTACGGGCCGACGACATTCGGGCCGAACTGCAGAAGAACGCAGCCGCACAGCAGAAGAATCGCACGGACAGGAAGAACGCCGAAGGCGACCAGGCCGGCAACTATCAGAAGCTATATGAGGCGATGCAGAAGCTCTCCGATGCACAGGCGAAAGCCCGACGTGATCTTGTGGGCTTCTCGGATGCGGCGAGGGAACAGCGCGGTAATGTGTTGTCGCTGGTTGAGGCTTACCAGAAGCAGATCTTGGCTTACGCTAATACGGGCGCCAGTCAGCAGCAGGTACTGGCCTACGCTTCTGCTCTGCGTGCGGAGTTCGTCAACAACATGACGTCGATGGGCTACTCCCGTGCGGAAACCGAACGATACGCGGCGACGTTCACAGACCTGTCGAAGGTCATCAACGGCGTACCCCGGAACTTCACGGTGGGCGTGAATGCGGACCCGGCACTGCGCGCCCTGTCCGACCTGGAGGCGAAGAACCGCAAGTCGCAGCATTCGATGGACGACAACAGGGACTCCGCCGATAAGCTAGGCCACGCTCTGAACAACACCGGGAATGACGCTTCCGGTCTGGGCGGCGCGCTGGGCGGTGGAGGCGTCGGCGGGGCTGCCGAACAGGCGGCCGTGACGTTCCAGCAGCTCGGGCAGATCACAGGTAACATCGGCGCGGAGATGTGGAAGGCCGCAGGCTCGGCCAACACTGCAGCGCATGGTATGAACAACATGGGCAACCAAGCTCACGGCTCTGCCTATTCGCTGAACGTAGCGGGGGACAAGGCCAACTGGATGACCTATACGATCAACGGCATACGGGAAGCCGGGTACGGCGCTTTCAGCAATATCATCAGCAGCGCACAGCAGGCAGGTTTCTCGTTCAACCAGGCGGCATCGGACGCCGCTAATTTGCGTAATCGCCTTTGGGAGCTTCAGGGGATATCCTTCGGTGGTTTCGCGGCAGGTCTTCGGTCTGTTTGGGGTTTCTCAACCGGTGGCCTGGTTGGAAGCACCGCCTATAACAGTAGTAAGCAGTCTACCGATACGGTGCCAGCCATGTTGACCCCCGGCGAGTTCGTCATCAACCGTCAAGCCGCACAAACCGTCGGATATGGCTTCCTGGAGGCTGTCAACTCCGGCCGTGCCGCGGCTTCAGGTGCCTCGGCCGCATCGTCCGGTGCCGGGGGCAGCGGGTTCGGCGGTGGACCGATCTTGGTCGAGCTGTCCGGAACGGACAGGCACATCCTGGTGAGCGCAGTCAACAAGCCGACGGTGATAGACGGCAATGCTATAGTAGGGATGGTCAACGGCTCTAATGCCATGGCATCGAGGAGAGGAGCATAGGAATGCCTAAAAGACCCAAAGTGTGGTTCGGCACGTTGAACGACATGCGCTGGATCGACGCTCCCGTAGCGAACTTCCAGAGCAACAGCGTGGGCTTCAACTATAATGCCACTACGCTGCGGGGCGACGGCTTCGCTAAAAGGTCGGCTTTGACGCACAGGGAGTTCACGCTCACGTGGGCAGCCAACACGGTGGCGGAGCATGCAGCACTGCTGTACCTGCTGTCCACGAACGAGCTGCTTTACTACGTGGACCCGTTGGCGATGAAGACGAACCTTCTGCCGCTGTTCATGTCTCACTACACACCCAACGCTACGGTTTTCACGGATGATATACCCCATGTGGCAACACCCGGCACGTACAACGGGGCCCCGGCGACGTCGTGGAACCCCGCGTGGATATGGCAGATCGGACAGAAGATCCACTGGCCAGAGGGATATAACCTGTGGGCCGGGTGCCGAGGGGACGGAACGGTGCAGATCAACGAAACGGCTGTCACGGCTGTCAGCGAATTCGACGGCCGTTACGTGACGACGATGGTTCCGGCGAACAACATCAACAACCCGTGGGGCGAGCTTCAAATGTGGGCGAGCTCTCGGATATCCAGTATTTGTTTGAGGGCCTATCCTGCAGATCGCGTGAAGACTATCAACGACGTTCCGGACAACCACGGTCCGTTCCTTCCCGGTATGGGGTATGGTACGTTGCAGCAGAAGGAGCCGTATTCGATACAGGAGTACAGCGCGGCTATTGACGGTTATGAGGTGGCTGTGACTGCTTCGTTCACTGAGAAGGTGCTGCTGTGAGTATCGCACCCGAGCCTTTCGAGTATAGGACTGACCGTTCACTGGAGAACTTCTCCGCACAGTGGGACCGCATGTCATACAGCGTGCCTGGCGGCACTAAGGGCTACCCTGTTATGACGCTGACGGATAGGTTCTTCAAACCTGCAGACGTGTCGACGACGTGGACGAACAAGCACCCTGTGTCGAGTGTATACGAGTTCCGGGGGGATGTGCGAACATTCACGTCTAACTATTCGACGAACACCGTGACCGTCGACGACTTGTGTTATAAGCTCAAGCAGGTGAAGGTCGTCCCCACGCAGTACAATAATTTCCGGAACGTTGTCGTCAATCTGTTCAAGCTGTGCGACTACGACAAGGTGTATGTGGACGGTTTCATCAAGTCCGACCAGTACAACCCCGTGATCATGGCGCCCGGCGGGTCATTCAACGTGTGGGATTATTTGAACACCCTGTGTGCGGTGCATAACGTGTATATGATCCGTCAGAACTCGAACCTGCTGTTCCTTCGCGACAATAACTTCCTGAAGGAACGCATGAACAACGTGACTGGTATGAGTTACAGTGTGGATCTCGCACAGTCCACTAAGACCGTGAAGACGACATACCGGCCTATGCGGTACGCGTACAACGAGTATTTGCCGTTGAGCAAAGAATCGAGGGACACGATCATCCAAGTGGACGCTCGGAAGACAGTGGAGCAGACGATCACGCTCGACGCCTACGTGATCGAAGCCATGACGCCGTGGGTTACCCAGTGCAAGGACTACATTCCTGCGAGGGATACGTCGGGGTTGGAGTATACGGCTTACTGCGTGTCCGGCAATGACGGACTCCCGATTACGGCGTCCCAGTGGCTAGGGCAGGGTGGTAGCCTCTCTGTGCGACTCGACCCAAAGAACCACAACCAGATCATCGTGACTGTGCGCGGAATGGTGACGTCGGATTATTCGCCTTTCCGCATAGCTGCATCTTCAGGGCCGTCCAACTACTACAACTCGCTGCGCTTCCGAGGCACCGGGCTAGTGATGGGCCCGGAGGACACGTATGTGACGCACACGGGATCGTCGACACTGGGTAGCGACGAAGAGCAGATTAACAACCCATTGATCAATACGCCGTCTCTGGCGATCGACAACAGCCTCCGGGCTGTGTGGGAGAAGTCAGGGTCGATCCCGACGATCACGCTCACCTCCCCTAACCTGGAGAGCCGCACTCCTTCGGTGACGGGGAACGATCTGTTTCTCACGTCTGGGTCGGCCTTCGACTACGGCGGGGACCGGTTCATGACGACGCACGTTGACATGAACAATCAGGAAATTACGGTGACAGCCACATCCCGTATAACTTGCGATGAGTTCTCCAATAAGATCGATACGGGTGTTTCGCTGGCCGAGTACGAGGCGAAGATCCCGAAGACGATATACAACGTGTTACAGTTCAATCAACCGCACAAGGAGTACAAGCCGGAATGATACCCAACAAGAACCTCGGCGCCGGCGACACGTGGGGTGCGTGGGTGCAGGACGAGATATCATCCATCAACTCGGGTCTCCACAATCTGGGGATCGGGGGTGTGCGCAACTCCCTAACTGGACTGATGTCGAACCTGGACAACACCAATAACAAGCTGTCTTTCCGGACTCTTACAGGCGATTTGCGTATGCTTGGCCCCAATTCTGATAATGTAATGATGTCCGAGAGTGTATTGAACTACCCTGAGAACGGGAGGGGTTATTTGAACTTCCTCTTCTTCGGCAGTGGTCGTTATGTAAATAAAGGCACGTCGGATGCATTCCGGTCGAAGATGCAGTTGGTGCTCCAAACCGCTTGGACACCCCCGGGCGGAACGCAGACGAAGTACGAAGAATACTACATCTCTCAAATGCCGGGGATGTTCAATGGCGAGATCAACGCGGGGTATTATGACCTTTACGCGTTCTACAACCTGACGGTGCCGCGTGTCACACAGGTGGTCTTCCGCCTTATCGGGGAAAACAGGTTAACGCACAACCCGGAAAAAGATGAGTACAACTATTTCAACGGCACTATACTGATAATGGAGTCCAACCAGCCTAACACGTAAAGAGAGGTAAAATGGCTACAACCGACAGCAATGGGATCGCCCACATCGAGGGCACCGACCCGGTCAAACCCCTGCAGGGTCTGTTCAACACAATCTCGTCTTCCGTGTCCAACGTCGTGGGCAAGCTGCGCAAGCAGGTTATCTACCCGGTGAAGACGCGGTGGGACGCACAGAACAAGGTGGATGAGCTGAAGCGCCAGGGTGTGGAAGGCACGGCTGACGAGCCGATCGTCTTCAACATTCTGAACGACCGTATCCAGCTTCAGCATGACGGTTCGGGGTTCACATACTTCAGCGCGCAGATGGCGGTTCTAGCAGCCGGGGTGTTCGAGACCGGATATCAACGGTGGGAGTTATACAATATAAAGTCGTTCACTGTGCCCTTCCCTGAAGAGCTCGACCGTATCCCTCGTTCGCTACTGTGCCAGGTCACGGACGCCATCACACACAGTATCATCGGTTTCCCCGTGGATAAGAAGCAGTTCGGGGTTGCTACGGCATGTAACTGGAAATGGGCCGTTGACTCGAACGTCCACGTCAGCTGGGTAGCGCTCGGCTGACAACGGCATAAGCGCACAGAAGAAGCCCCCGCATTGTGCGGGGGGCTTCTTCCTACTCACCTGCCTTATAGCGTCTCCACCACCGGTGGATGTCTGTGTTCGGCGTGTACAGCCAACTCGGTCCTATGATGTTGAACAGCACGTCGACGAACCTGTGCGAGCCGTTACCCTGGCCGTTCCAGGGGTGGGACGAGAACGGGTCATCCGCGTTCCACTCGAAGACTGGGCCGATGCCCGCCTTCCCGAGGCGAACGGCCAGCTCGAAGCAATCTTCGACGTGCAGTGCCTCGTTGTCGTAGCAGTATTTCCTGATCCACCGTGCGGTGTTCCATTTCTTGATCATCAATTGGTCCTTTCTCTTGTCAATTGCAGAAGCCCGTAGTAAAAGGCTTCGGAAGCCTGTTGGGGTGTGCACGCGTTTCCGAGGGCCGCCAACTGTGCTGTGACCGACACGTCGTCCGCGTCGGTCACCCACCCTTTCGGGAAGCCCATCATCCACTCGATGAACTCTACGTTGAGAGTCCCCTTAGGCTTCGCAAGTGGAGGGGCCTCGCGACCGAGTGTTTCCTCCCAACGCTCGATGGCCGCCCCGTAGGAAGCCCTCACTTCGTCTTCGCTCCAATACTTGAGGTCGTAGAAGGATGGACGGCGGGAATACCCGGGGCTTTTCCTGCCGTCCATGCGGGACCGAATGGGGGTCGGCAGACAGCGTAGCCGTATATCAGGCCTAACTTCGACTAACTGTGCGTTGAAAGGGACAGCCCATTTCTCCGTACGTTCGGCGAAGACGAAGAGCCTGCTTCTCTTGTGCGGCATGCCGAGGCGGCTCGCAGGGAGTATCACAGAGCTTGTCGAGTAGTCAGCTTCGTTCAACGCGTCCAAGAGCACGTCATATGCTCCCTTCGTGAGAGCCCCTGCGACGTTCTCCCAAAAGACGTAATCCGGCTTCTTCGCCTTCACGGCTTCGATGAACGCGTAGAGTAGGGAGCTTTTCTCGCCCTCCAGCCCTTTACGGGCTCCGAGGTGTGAGAAGTCCTGACAAGGCGTCCCTCCGGCAATGCAGTCTACGTCGGGTACCGCGGACCAATCGATTTTCGCCACATCGCCGAGATTGGGCACCCCGTGAAACATAGTTGAATGATCAAGTATCTTCAGCGCATTCCCGTTGGTCTCTGCTATCCACTCGATATCGTTGCCGTACGGAGCGATGGATATCAATATGTCGCATATCCCGAGCTCCAATCCGCCTATGCCTGTGAAAAGCGATCCTATCTTCATTTCCAGCCTCTCTCATATGTGGGTTTGTGGTGTGCTCGCTCAACCAGATAGGCTATGGCGTGCCGTGCGGCCTCTCGCCTGTCGTGGTGGTGGTCCCCGACCTTTTCGAATAGGAGACCAAGGCGCCGGAGGTTCTCATCGCGGACGAACAGCCGCTGTTGTGGTGTGCGCCACACAATCTCTTTTCCAAGGAAGCGGCCGAAAACGTGGACGGCGCCCTCGACGCGAACCGGGTTGATGTCGGCTCCGGGGATGTTGCGGTTGACATACTTCTCGCACACCACAACAGCCGGCTGTACCATGCGGTCGAACATTCTCTTGTAGAACCAGTCGTAGGTCTCCTCGGTTCCGGGTGCCCACGAGTTGAGGAGCCTTGCCGGCTTGTCCCCCTCATAGTTGAGGAGGACGATGCCGGTCGTCCCCCCGACCCCGCAGGGATCGATAGCCAACAGCGTCGTCATTTACTGTCCCTGCTCTCAGAGCCCGTGGTACTGCTGTGCGTAGCCCCAGTACCCGCCGTCGACGAATGACCGGGAGGCCGGGTGGTAATAGTAATGCTCCTCGCCTCCTGTATCGCTTCGTTCAGCCTCTTCGCCGATCTGCGGAGCTGCCAGTCCAGCAGTGCTATAGCCACCGCCCATGCCAGCAGCATAATAACGACCCAGATATTCATAGTATCTCCTTTCCTTCGCTTTGCTGCCCCACAGGTGGTCGATCAGCAGACAGGCGAACACACCGTAGTGGAACGGCCAGGCCCAGATGGTCCACATGAAGGGGCGGATGCGGGTGTCGTAGTTCTCAACCCCTCGGTCGCCTCTTGTCGCCCAGATTTGGTAGGCGACGAGGTGTGCAATGGCGCCGATGAAGAGGACGCATAGGATGAGTTGTGTCTCGTTGAGAGTGTTCGTCTGTGTCATGGGGTTGGCTCCTTTCTTTCTCCATGTCTCCATGGTAGCGAAAGAAGCCAACCCCGTCAATACCTCTGTGTGTGTCGTCTGTCACTTATGCGAGCCTGAGAATATAGCGGTCGAATCCGGCCGACTGAACGCATTCGACGATCTCCCTCCGGCGCTCCTCCCAGCGCTTCCTGTCCCATGAAGCGGCCATCAATTGGAAAGCCACGGGGGTGCCCTCCGTCCGGGCCTCCTGCAAGGCGAAGGTGCGCACACCTGCTAGCTTCAGCTGGGAAACGAGGTCTTCGAAATTGTAGTCGATGAGCGACTCGGGGTAGACGGTTGTGCGAACTTCGTAGTCAACTCCGGACTCCAAAACGAGGTCGAGCGTATGCCACACCTTGTCGCCTCGCACACCGACGGCTTTCTTGTAGTCCTCGGGGCGAGCTTTAACGTCGAGTCCGACCCAGTCGACGACGTGCAGCATGCGTTCCAGCCGATCAGGGAACATACCAGACGTGTGGACGCCCACGTCGAAGCCGAGATCTGCGGCGGCTTCGACGGCCGGAATAACAGCCTCCTGGCGCAGTGCCTCTCCACCTGTGAAGACGACGCCGTCGAGCAGCCCGACGCGCCGCTTGAGGAACCCTTCGACTTCGCTCCACGGAATGACGCCCGGTGTGCGGTTATCGAGGATGGCCGAGTTCTGGCAGTACGGGCACCTGAGCGGACAACCCTGGCAGAACACGGTTGCTACGAGCCGGCCGGGCCAGTCCACTGACGAGAGGGGGACTAACCCGGCCACCTGAAGGTCGTTGCTTTCGCTCACGCCTTCACGCTCTCCTTCTCGGTGAAGGGGGTGCGCTCGGCGTACTCGCCTTTCTTGCCGATGTTGAAGGACGCGACCGGGCGGAAGTACCCCATGACCCTCGTCCACACCTCGCATGCCTCACCGCACTTCTCGCACACGAAATGCTCACCGGCGAGATAGCCGTGGTTTGGGCAGATCGAGAACGTGGGGGTGATGGTGATGTAGGGAAGGTGGAAGTTGGTGAGCGCCCTCTTAACCAACTTGGCGCACACTTCACCGGACGAGATCTTCTCGTTCATGTACAGGTGCAGGACGGTGCCGCCCGTGTACATCGACTGAAGATCGGCTTGTTCCTCCAGTGCCTGGAAGGCGTCCTGCGTGTGTGACACAGGCAGCTGGGAAGAGTTCGTGTAGTAGGGGTTCTTGTCAGTGCCGGCCTGGATGATGTTGGAGAACCGCTTGCGGTCTTCTTTGGCGAACCTGTATGTGGTGCCCTCCGCGGGGGTGGCTTCCAGGTTGTAGAGGTTGCCTGTCTTCTCCTGGTACTGGACGAGGCGCTCTCTCATGTGTGCGAGGAGCTTCTTGGCGAAGGCGTGGCCCCATTCGGTGGTGATGTCCTCCTTATCGTGTGTGAAGTTGCGGATGGCCTCGTTGACGCCGTTGACGCCAATCGTGGAGAAGTGGTTGCCAAGTCCTCCCAAGTAGCGCTTGCTGTAAGGGAAGAGGCCTCGCTCCATCAGCTCGGCGATCTTGATCCGCTTCTTCTCAAGCGTGGACGAAGCGAGGTCCATAAGATGGTCTAGTCTCTCGTAGATCGCATCTTCGTCCCCGGCATACTGATATCCGAGCCTTGCGGCATTCACAGTGACGACGCCTATGGAGCCCGTGAGCTCGGCCGAGCCGAACAAACCGTTGCCCCGCTTCAGGAGCTCGCGCAGGTCGAGCTGGAGGCGGCAGCACATCGAGCGGATCATGCCCGGGTCGAGCTCGGAGTTGATGAAGTTCTGGAAGTAGGGCAGGCCGTACTTCGCGGTCATATCGAACAGGGCGCGGGCGTTGTCCGACTCCCAGTCGAAGTCCTTCGTCATGTTGTAGGTCGGGATAGGGAAGGTGAAGACGCGGCCGTCGGCGTCGCCTTCCATCATGACCTCGATGTAGGCGCGGTTGATCGTGTCCATCTCGGCCTGGAGGTCCCCGTACGTGAAGTCGCACAGTTCACCTCCGATAAGCGGGTGGTTGTCTTTGATGTCCTCAGGGCACGTCCAGTCGAACGTAAGGTTGGTGAAAGGGCACTGGCTACCCCAACGGCTGGGAACGTTGAGATTGAAAATGAGCTCCTGCATGGACTGCTTGACTTCTGCATAGTCCAGCCCGTCGAGCCGGATGAACGGCGCCATGTACGTGTCGAAGGACGAGAAGGCCTGGGCCCCCGCCCACTCGTTCTGCAGCGTGCCGAGGAAGTTGACGATCTGGCCGCAGGCCGACCTGAAGTGACGCGGAGGATCAGAGGCGATGGCGCCTGCGACGCCGTTGAAGCCTTCCTCCAGTAGCCTTCTGAGAGACCAGCCCGCACAATAGCCCGCGAGCATGTCGAGGTCGTGGATATGGTAGTCGCCGTTTCTGTGTGCGGCTCCTTCTTCTTCGCTGTACACCTTCGACAGCCAATAGTTCGCGATCGTCTTGCCGGCGGCGTTGAGAATGAGGCCGCCGACGGAGTAGCCCTGGTTCGCGTTCGCGTTGACGCGCCAATCCGCCTGCTCCACGTACTCTTCCACTGTGGAGATCGGGTCGATGTTAACAGTCAAAATCTCGTCCTTTCTACGATGGGTCTTCGATTATACAGCCACGGGGGCTTTGATGGCGGGGTGGTGTTTGTACCCAGCAGAGGCGTAAATGTCGCTCATCTGATAATCGAATATAGAGGGCGCCTTCTTGATGCTGAGTTCGGGAAATGGGTAAGGCTCGCGGGCTAGTTGTTCTCGCACAGCCCCCACGTGGCTCTTGTATACATGACAATCCCCACCCGTCCAAATGAACTCACCTACGTCGTATCCTGTTTGCTGTGCGATCATGTGCGTCAACAAGGAATACGACGCGATATTGAAAGGCACACCCAAGAACAAGTCCGCACTGCGTTGATACAGCTGGCACGATAGCCTGCCTCCTGCTACATAGAACTGGAATAGAACATGGCATGGTGCAAGAGCCATGGCGTCCAAGTCCCCGACGTTCCACGCCGACACGATATGTCGGCGAGAATCCGGATCGGCTTTCAAGCTCTCGACGACCTCGTAGATTTGATCGATGCCCTTTCCGTCCGGTGCAGGCCAGGAGCGCCACTGGTGTCCGTACACGGGCCCGAGGTTGCCATCCGAATCAGCCCACTCGTCCCAGATAGTGATACCGTTATCCTTCAACCACTTGATATTAGTGTCCCCCGATAAGAACCACAGCAGTTCACCCTTCACTGCTTTCATCGGCACGAACTTCGTCGTAATACGCGGGAAGCCATTACTCAGGTCGTAGCGAATCTGCCGCCCGAAGACGGACAGCGTCCCCACCCCTGTGCGATCCTTCTTCTCTACCCCGTGCTTCAGAATGTCTGCGAGAAGAACCTCATACTGTCTGTCAATCGTATTCATCAAACGAACTTCCTGACCATGTCAGGGCGGAACCCGCTCCAATGCGTCTGGCCGATCACCACAACCGGCGCTTGTTTGTAACCGAGACCCAACACGAATGACAGAGCGTCGTGGTCCTCTGTGATATCGATCTCATCGAAAGGAATCCCTTTCTTCGTCAGATCCTTCTTCGTCATCTTGCACTGGACACAGCCAGGCTTCGTGTACAGCGTAGCTTTCATCATATTCTCTCCTTTCATCAGTGGGAGGCGTGCTCCCAGTCGTCTGCCGGCTGCCCGTGTGCGGCGGTGAACTCCACCCCGTTCCACGTCGTGGACATCAGCTCCGCGATTTTCGGCACCGCCCAGTCTAGCTCGGTTTCGGGGATCGAGAAAATCAGCTCGTCGTGGATTTGCGCGCGAAGCCAGTGAATGAGACGAATGTCACATTTCAGCATCCGGATGAGTGCATCCGTCATGATCTCCCGTGTCCCAGACTGCCCCATGAGCGCCGAGGACTGCGTGTAAGACCGCTCGACGTTGACGCTCATGCGCCTACCCCACGCGTTGTAGATCCAGCCGTTCTCCCCCTGATCCGCACAGTCCTGACGCCATTCGACGACCCGCGGATAGGCTTTCGCCATCTGTTTGACGAAGTGTTCCGCTATGTCTAACGGCTGTCCAGAAGCCTTGGAAATCGTCTTCGCCCCGCCGCCGTAATTCCAAGCGTGAGAGAGCGCCTTGGCTTTCTGCCGGTAAGGGTTGCGCTTGCGCGCCTCTCCGTTCGCCTCCCAGCCGTCCGGCATGTGCGCCTCGTACTCGTCGTCCCCCCAGACGGCGCGGCCCGTGATCTCGTGCGGGTCGGCGCCGGGAAGGAAGTTCTTCAGGTACGCAGGGTCCTGTGAGTAGCCGGCGACGATCCTCGCATCCGCGTTCGAGTAGTCGAACGACACCAGCTTGGAGCCGGGGTCTGGGATGAAATAGGACTTCTCTACGGCATTGTCTCCGCGAGCTGTCCACACGGTCAGGCCGGGCTTCGTCGTCGACGAGCGTCCGGATCGCTGAAGATCGTCGACCTCGGGGTGCACCCGGCCGTCAGGCTGCAGACAATCGATTGTGAGCTGCGCAAGAGAGCGCTGCCCTAGTAGTTCACCTAGCACCTTTCCGAAGGCCTCAGCGTGGCTTCCGTGGCCTCTGAGGAGATCTTGTACGACGCTGCCGGATAGCTGCAGAGCACCCGTCGGTGTGCGTGGCCACTCAGGGTGCGAGAACTCGTCCACGCCGAACGCAGCCAGGGCGTCGAGGACGCACTGCTTTCCGACGTTCGTCCGCCACGGCTGCTTCGAATCGAGCGGCATACCCACTGACTGGTGAAGGTAATCGAGCAGCTTCTCTTTCCTGTCCGCCAACTCGTAGAGTCTGTCGTACGCCTTGTCGGCGTCGATGAGGAAACCGTTCCTTGACATCTGCGCGTTGATAGCCGCCTTCAATTGTTCACGCCAGTCGTACTCGTCGACCTCATGACGAAGCAGAAGCTCTTTGAAGATGCCCCGGAGTACCACAACATCCTGCTCGGAGTACTCGCGGAATGTCGGATCGTCAAGCGGGATCAATCCGAAGTCGAGATCGGCGACCTTCGTCCCCGGGGGGTTGAACTGCTTGGCTAGATCTTTCAAGTCCATCACCTTGCCCTCCAGGCCCAGGTGATGTGCGAGGTTGTCGAGGGATAGCCATCTGCGCACATTCGAAGGGCTGAGGTCGGTGACGACGCGGCGTCCTGTCCTGTCCAAGTAGACGGACGGGGCGGGGTAGGCGATATTCGCCAGCACCATGGTGTCGATGACCTTGCGGGCCATCGTCATCCGCAGTGGTTCGTCGCTGTCTTTGCCGAACAACACAGACAAGTCGAAGTTGTGGCCGTTGTGGATCACCACTCCATCGGCTCTCCGAATAGCTCCCATAACCTCGTCGTAGTCTTCCGTCAAGACGACGGGACCTTCGCCCCATGCGTACTGACCGAGGCGGAAGAACTCACGCGGCGGCATGGACCAGCGCTTCTCGACTCCGTGGGACTCGATGTCGAGGAAGAGGATCTTCGACCATTCTCCGCCGAACGGCGACGACCATGCACCGTTGTCCAGTAAATATCGTCGCACAACACCGGCGAACCACTTAGCTGCCGTGTCGATGCCGCAGTCGTCCCACGGTTCGAGGTCGAAGACAGCGGCGCCTTCCTCGGTGTCTGACCACTCGTAGTCGAGGGGTCCGAGCTCCGGACTGGCTGCAACTGCCACCTCCTGGAACATCCCGATGTCGCCGGATGCCAGATAGAATCGCACAGTTCTCATTCGTCCACCACTATCGTGTAGAACCAGCCCTTAGACTTCTTGTTCTTACCCTTGCCTCGAATGTATTCGAGCTCGACCGGGCCGGAGATGAGACCTCTTCCTCGCAGCGAAGAGATGATGTTCTTGTACGTCCACTCGTCCAACTCAGGGAACTTGTCCCGGACCTTCGTGCACAGGATGGCGTGGTTCGCCTTGTCGCAGTGCGTGCGGATGAACGTCATGACCGATTCCTGCTGCTTGACGTAGTGGCTGGCCGTAACGTCGTTGAGCGCCTTGAGCAGACACCGCACCCAGTGGTTGGCATAGTAGATGGCGTTCAACATGTGTGTCTTGGTGATGACGCCGTCGTCCCGGTCCATGAGGCTGAACATCCCGGCGACCTGGGGAACGGTGATGCACAACCTGCGGAACGCCGACTCGAAGATAGATGACTTATCTTCGACGATGTCGAAGCGCTGTACATTGAGACACCATGTCTCGTAGCGGTCGAGCGCCTCGTCGTCTACGTCGAGGAGAATGCGGTTCACGTCGAGCTCCCGTTCCTGAAGTCGCTGTTCCACATCGGGCACATCGTCAGTCTTGTAGCACACACGGCACAGCTGGTTGACGCGGCTGGCCAACGTGTGCGCGAGCTTCTGCGCTTTCCTGTCGCGGTCTTTGCTGTTGCCGAACTTGCGGCGACTGTTGAACATAGCGGCGATCTTCGGCTTATCATCGCTCTTACCCTCATTGTCTTCTTCGATATACGTCACCCATGTGAAGCGTGTGAGGAACCCGTTCTTGAAGTTGCGCATCTCAAGAATATCGATCGACTCGTCGTAGATGCCCGTGAGGATGACGTTGAGGTGTGCGTTAGCGCGATCGACGCCCTCCGTCGTTATACGACGCGTCATCTCGACTTCGCCGCTGAACAGTTTGCACAGGCCGGCGTCGAAGCCGTTCCACGACCCGCGGTTGTCCATGATATCTCGGAACTTGTCTTGGATCTCATCGAGGGCCATGTACGTTGGTGTGTTGTGAAACGGAGCGATGTCACGCTTCATAGCTTGGATAGTGGAGTCGCTTGCCACTTTGATACTGTTAGCACGCCCTATCAGAGTACCGCACAGGTCGATGACCGCCTGAGCTCCGTTGACGGCCGTGGTCTTGTGCGCAGTACCGGATGGGCCGAGGATAAGCGGCCAGAAGCGAAGCCCCTGCTCGTCATCCCCCGTCGTGTTGATAGACCCGAAAGCGCCAATCGTCGTCGCCATCGTCACAATACTCAGAGCGGCGTGGTAGGCGTCCGCAGTGTCCGTCACTGTACGACCGTAGTCTATGTAATCCTTGACGAACGTGGGGTTGTCGTCGCTTTCTATGAAAGCCACCTCGTCGTCGGTGAGAAGCTGTATCTCGCCGGTTTGGTATTCCCGGATGGCGTTGGCGAAGCTTTCGTCTCCGAGAGCGATCCCGTTCTCGTCGAGGTGCATGAAGCTGTCATTGTACTCCTTACTGAATTTCTCGACCTCTTTCCACGTGCACTGTTCCCAATTATCTCGCCTCGGAATAGCGTGGCCTTCCTTAGTTTTCCGACCAGCGTAGACGGGGTTGTATTTGTTGCAGTGTGCGCGGAGCATCAACTGGTACACCTCGTTGTCGGTGAACGTAGAACGAAATAGCTCCATCTGGAACTTCTTGGCAGTCTGAGACCAGCTCTGGCGGCCGTCCTCGACTTCGTCGAGGTACATGGACCGAAGCGACTGCGTCTTAAGCTTGTCTTCGATGACGCGAAGCTGCTCGTCATCGCACATCGGGGGCGCTTCGCCGGCCTTCTTCGCCTCTTCGAGGCACACAACGGGGTAGACCGCCTTAATTTCATCCAACGTGTAAACGGCGCCGATGTTCTCCACCACGCGCACAGGGTAATCTGCGCCGTACTTCGTGTTGACGGAGCCCGGCACGCGAAGCAGCTTGGACGCCTGCCAGCCGGAGTCGCAGCCTTTGTCACGGTGCCTCTGATAGATGGACCTCGCAACCTCTGAGCACTCGGCCAGCGAGTATGCCTTGTCGAGGACCCACCAACAATGCGTGCGACTTCTCGATGTGCGCACAACCAAACTCGGCTCGACCTCAAATTCGCTCGGCGGGCAGGTGTCGGCCTCAGCCCACACGACATTGCACATAGCCCCTTCGTCATCGCCTGAGCGGCTCTTGCCTGTGAAGACACCGACCGAGCAGTAGGTGTTCTCATCCTCGCGCATCGACAGGTAGCGCTGGGCGAAGTCGCGCTTCTCCGGCCACTCGACGAATTTGCTTTTAACGGTCTCCTCCTCATCGAGAGGATCCATCGTCACGATGTTGACGTACCCTTCGATGTCCCCATAGATCGCGTCCAGGAATTCTATCGCTTCCATCTTCTCTTCTCTTCCTTTCTCTTCTGAACCGACGTTGTCTTATAGAGCAGGAACGGCCCCGTTGGGGCCGTTCCTTACTCCTCTCTTCTATCCGATGCTGAACTTCCTCGTCGTGTCCCGAGCAGGCTGAACCTTAGCCGCGGGTGCGTCCTGGATGACCTTGGGTTTCAGCGGCTCACCGAGCTTCTCCAGCTCGCGTTTGCCGTCGTCCACGTAGTAGGTCTCGACCGTAGCGTTGACATAGCCTCGATCGTTGTGGCGGTTACCGACTTTGACGAGGATCGTCTGGTCGGGGTCGACCAGTTCGGTTTCGTCTTCGGGGATCAGGAAGCCCTCGTCGGGGTCGTAGGCGCCGACGGCCTCCCAGAAGTTCGGAAAGCTGTAATTGAGCTTGCCGTTCTTCCAGTGGGGCTGGAGAGGGACGTTGAAGTCTTTGACGATGGCGCCGTCGTAGTCGTCGGTCGGGCCTTCGATGATCTTCAGGTCGACGACGAGACGCGGTAGCCCTGCATTGGCAGCGGACTTGTACTCTCCCTTCTCCACATCGCAGATGATCGCCCGGTAGACGCCGGGCGCCGGAACCTTGACCGCTCCGCCGCGGCCCCCGAAGTGGCCGTCGGCTCCGAGAGCGGACTTGAGTTCCTTGTCGTCGAGTTTGAATGCCTTGTAAGCGGGTTTGCGTACCATAGTGTTCTCCTCTCTCAGTGGTTGTCGCAGAGCTTCCAGAGCTTTTCGATGGTCAGGTCCTCCACGAAGGGGGGAAGGTTGAAGCGGTTCTTGGCCCCGATCGTTCGGGATGCGAACATCTGCGCTTCCGTGTGCGACTCGCCGGTTTTCCGGTCGGTGTCCAGTGACAAATGTACCACCACGTCGGGCGTCTGTCCAACCTTGGCCCGCGAACCGGATCCGCGCCAAGCGAAGTCGGCCACCCCGTTGTCGTCGGTCTTCTGGTGGACTACGAGGATGGACAGCACCCCGGCGTCCTTCAGAAGTGGGAAGATCCCGTTCGATCCAGTGGTCTTCTTAGCTGCCTCCGTCCAGATAGCGAACTTGTTGGGGTTCTGCTTGGCCATCTCGACGGCTTCGAAGTGGTCCGCACACCAGTCGTTGTAGACGTTGAGCGGATCGATGACGATCGTCTTGTACTCACGGGGCATCTCGCCTGTGAGGAACGCCACGAGGATGCGATCCGTGTTGTGGATCCAGCCTTCCTCCTTGGTCATGCCCTCTGGTATCGGCATGTTCTTAGGCCTGACGATGTCAATGTTCTCAGGCGGCACATCACGGGTAACGCCCGTCGTGCTACCTTCGAGATCGAGGTACAGCACTGGCGACGTAGGCCCGAACTTAGCAGCCGAGGCTGCGAACGTCGTCTTCCCCTGACCGTAGTCGGAGTAGACGAGGATCTGCTCGGGTTTGCTGAGTTCGTCGGGTTTGATGATGAATGATTCGATGTCGAAATCTGTCATTCGTCTTCTCCTTTCTCTTGACGGATGTAAAGCTGTTCTGTGCTCTTAAGGCATTGAAGATATTCCTCTGCCGAAGCCAGTGATTTCACTCTTTTCGGATCCAGCTTTTGAACATAGCAACGTCGAAGCGTATCTCCAGGTAGAGCCTTTTCAGCCTTCGATATATCGAAACGGTGAACCTCCCTTCGTGTCACTATGTATGGGCCGGCTACTCCGGACTCACCGACCTGCAGCCTTTGCTTGATAGCTGCAGCGAGTTCCTTCTTCCTCTCTTCGAGGCTGTCGATGAGTCCCGATATGTAACCGTACTCCAGAATGTCGTCTTGTTCTTTCATGTCGCACACCCCCGGTTATTTGTCCTTCTTAACGGCCAGCACGTTGCAGCGATAACAGCCGGGATATGACGGAAAGTCCGTGAAGCCGTCGCACAGGGCGTCGATGATGTGCTGCCCGCGCTGCCACACTCGCTCGGCTTTCTCACGGTCATATTCAAGTGTGAAAATCTCCACATCGGACACCTGCGAAGCATCCCTCGGAATGAAAACGACTTTGATCTTGTGCACCGTCCCCTCGCCGTCGCGGCGCTCCTTACCGAGCGCGTAGAGGTGGGTCTGTGCGACGTAGGCGATGTACTTGGCTTTAGCGCTGTCACCCGTCACATCCGGTACGTCCCCATGCATCGAGAACACCGCGCTGAGCGCCTTCAGCTTGGATCGGGTGGTCGTCTTGTAATCGACGATCGTCCCGTCCTCGGGGTCGTAGGCGTCGGCCGTGGACCGGATAAGCCCGTAGTTCTCATAGAGCCCGAGCTCGAAGCGCTGCTCCAGTTCCCATTTGGGGAAGAGCCTCTTCGCCCAGTACTCCAGGCCTCGATGGATGTCAGTTCCGATCCTCGCCCCCATGACGAAGTTGGACTCCCGCATCTCGCGGGGTTTGAGCGCCACTCCGCTCTTGTCCTTGATACCCGGAAGGATGTCCTCGGCCAGGCACAGCGCACACGGGTTGGAAAGGTTCGATGCACCCACCCGGATCTGCTTGTCGCGCCGGGTCTGGGGCGTGAACAGTGACAGCAGTTCGTCGTTCCTCATACCAGTTGAAGCTCCCAGCCTTTGTTGATTGCGAAGTTGACGATGTGCTTGCATTCGATGACAGCGGGTGTATCGCCCGTATTGTGCAAGATGATCGGCCCGTCCTTGTACTTAAGTGTGGTGTGCGGTTCCAGGGCGGCACGCTGCGTGTCGCGCTGGCCCCACACGTGTTGGATGAACGGGACAGGTGCGAAGTAGAGCAGGTCGTTTTCCATGAGGTTGCGCATGTCCGCAAGCCCAAGACAGTAGTCCGCACCATTCACGTCCAGCCATTTCCCAAGAGCTGGAATAAACGCATAACACTTGTCCATGTTATCGAACAGCATGGGTGCGCCCTCTAAATGGCCGTTAATGTAGTCATCCATCATGTGCCTCCTTTCTCTGTTAACCGAGAACGACGGCCTCCTCGGCCCCGAACCCGGCATTACTCGACTCGAAGAACTCATCATAATGCTCGTTGTACCCCACGCGGCAGTCGAACAAGTCGAGCGACTCCACCGGATACATCTGGTAGCCCCTTGCCACGAACAGCTTCAGGTCGCCGTACTTGGCGCGGGCTTTCTCAAGGTCCTCGATGAACTCCGTGATCGTCATGATGTTGTCCTTTCTCTCGATTGGCTTGTGCCTCCACCGTACACGCACAGCCCCCGGCAGTGCAAGCCGGGGGCTGTGTGATATAGCTCACTTGTTCAGTACTGAACGATTGTTCTCCGCCTGCTGTGCGAGATGCTGGAACGTGCCGTCGTCCATCGTGTTCCGAGCCTGGAAATAGTAGCGGATGATCCGCTCGGCAGGCTGGCCCATCCGGTTCAGCCTGCCCTTCGCCTGTTCGCACAGCATACCGTTCAGGTCCTCGTCCAGCCACACCTCCACGTGACACACCCGCTGCAGACCGTCCAACCCCTCAGCCGCAGCGCCGACCGTGCACAGTAGGACCTGCACATCCCCCGCTGTGAAGCCTGCAAATGCCTCACTACGCGCCTTAGCCGATTGTGCACCCGTGTACAGGGCGGTCTTCGCACACACCCTGTGTGCAACAGCATTCGCGAACCGCTGGCTCGACGTGAACACCAACAACTTGTCCCGAGGGTGGTGCTTCTCGATTAACGCGTTCAACATGTCGATTTTCCTGGAGCGGCAGTCCGAGTCGAACGTCACCCTGTCCATGTCGATATCAGGGTCGTACACCATGCACGGCTCACCCAGCGCCACTTGACGCAGGCGCACAAGCTTCACGATCGGGAGAGACGCCACCAGCAGGCCGCCCTCGATCTCCGTGATCAACTCATACTGCAGGCTGTCATATATCTCACGCTGCTTGTGCGTCAATTCGCACTCGACGATACGCGTGTCCACGGGCTTCCTATCAGCCGGCAAACCCACAACGCACGGCAAAGACCGAAGGAAAGCCCCCGGTTCCTTCTCGGCGACGATCGTCTCGATCTCCTGCAGTCTGCCGTATCTATCATGTATCCAACTGTTCTGGACGATACACCACCTCGCTTTCCAGCGGTGGAAAGAGCCCTCCACGAACAGCCAGTCCCTCTTGTCGTGAGACAGCGGAACTCGGCTCGGATCTTCAACGTTCCACCACAACCAGCGGCAAATCGACCACAGCCCTTCGAAGCGGTTGCCTTGCGGCGTAGCGGACATGGCCAGCTTGAAACCAGCATTCCGCAGGCTCCACATGGCCTTCGCCCTTCCGGATTTACGGTTCGATGCCGACTGCACCTCGTCATAGACGACGAAGTCAGGTTTAGCCTTAATCCAAGGGAGAAGGTTTTTCTTACCCTTCTCAGCATTCTTCCCGTTCAAATCCGACAGGCCGAGGTACTCCCGTCCCACGTAGTAGACGCCGGGGACATGTCGGCTTAAGTCGTCGAAGTAGTCGAGGTGCTTAGAATCGATCCTTTTGAACGGCAAATCGACGCCCTGCCTGGCGAACGTCGCCTTCCACGCAGAGACGATCTGCGGCTTCGCCGGCCCCACGATCAACGTCGTAGCCGGCTCAAGCCGCTTCGCCACCTCCACCGCACACAGAGTCTTTCCCGTCCCCGTATCCGACACATCCAAAGCGGCCCGGAAGCCATCCCGCTGTGCGACGACGGCCTCCACCTTCTCCAACTGCTCGGGTGTCAGTTCGAGTGGTTGTTCGATCATGATCGAACAACCTCGAATTTCTCGCACGAGATATCGATCGAACGCACCAACAGGTCCATGTTCAGACCGATCGAGAATGCCTTGATGTAATACTTGTCCACATCCGCCTTGCCCTCAGGATCCTTCGTCAGAAGGAACTCAGTACCATCGTACTTACGACGGCACCACACATACCCCTGGGACCTCAGAATGCCCGTCACCGAGTCAGCCGGGCACTCCTCACCCTTCACGTGGAACGGCGGGTCATAGAAGCGATCCACCGTATGCCTAGAAGCGTCATAGTAGTACCCAGATGGAGCCTTTCCGGGGTGGAACGGAGGTTCATCCTGCTTGACCAGAATCAATCGAATCCCGTTGCACGTGTAGAAGATCTGCCGCTCCGACGCGTACCCGATGCTGATCGCACGAAACGGTTTACCCTTGGCACCTTCCACCGTCTCCCGGTATGAGTTGTGCATCGCCTCACTCGACGTCGGCACATACTCCAGTGTGTCATCCGCATTGACGGCGAACCAGCCCTCAAGCGACCCCTTCTTCCCGTACAACAACTGCCTCACAGCTTACCCTCCTCTTCTCTCCTAGCCCGGCGTTCGAACGAATCCTCCCCGCCTATCACGCCGAACAGCCTCTTCTGTCCTTTCTCCACGCGGTCCGCATAGTCCCTGCATTCGAGTCGCACAGGGCAAATCGAACACACCCACTTGGCCCGCGCATAGTAGGGGTCGTCCTCCACGTCGGCCCCCTCGCTAGGGGCGAAGAACAGGTGCATGCCAATGTCGCTCTTCTTGCAGCGCGCCTGCTTGACCCATTCTTCGCCCCTCCAGATGTCGGCGATATCCATTACCGTTTCTTCACACGCCCCTTGAGACGGGACAGTTGGGGTCCGATCGGGTTTCGATAGTGCCCTTTTTTGTTGTACGGTTCCCTAGCCTTCGACGACAGTTTCATGAACGACACCTGTGCGATCGGCTCCACACCGGTCGAATCCAACAACAGGTCGAAAACCGTCGGAAGGATCAACGGGTAGGAGTTGACGTTGTACAGCTCCAGGGTGATCATCCCCTCGAACCCCGGGTCGATGAAGCCGGCGGTGATGTGCGTCATAAGCCCGAGGCGGCCCCAGCTCGACCGGCCCTCCACCCGTGCGGCGATATTCGCTGGAAGAGTGAACTTCTCCAAGGTCGCGCCAAGCCACAATTCACCGGGCGGGAGAACGAACTCGCTCCGTGCGCCCCAGGCCACATGCCGCTCACCTGTCTTCGTGTTGAGGAAGTACGGGCCTAGGTGCACGTCGTAACTAGCCGGTTGAAGGCAATCATCACGGAGCGGGTCCACCAGTCCCGTACGCTTCGCCAGTTTTTCAATATCCCTGTCAGATAACATTGAATACCATCTCCTTTCCATCTAGTGTGTATTGGTTCAGTCTGAACATCACGACGGGTTTTTGATCGCCCGGGTCGGCTGCGCAAATGCGCAGCATGTCGAAGCCGTCGCCGTGGTTGACGTCGACGCAGCCCACCGTGAAAGGGACCCTATTCGCGTCGATGCGCACACGGGAGGCGCCGTTCGACACAGCGTCGTAGTCGTCGTCCAGGTGAAGGCACAGCCCGCCGTCCGATACCGTCACGGACTGGACGCGAGAGCCCACCAACGCCTCCCTCATATGGGAGACGAAGACGGGCAGCGGATCGGTCGGCTGGGACAGTCCGATCACGGCGACGACGTCGTTCGTTCTGTCGAACAGTTGCCACGTATACGACCCGTCTCCCGTCCGCCTGCGCACCATGCACTTGAGAGGCATGGCGCACACGGGCGGCGCCGGGCAGTCAACGGTGAACTCAGACTTCTTCAAGTACACTGAGGCGCCGTTACCGAAGAAGAACGTCGTTCTGATGACAGAGTCAACAATGCGATCGACGGTCCACCCTTCTCGCACAAGGGGGTCGAACAGGTCGAATATGTGCTGGAGCAGTTTCTCGTCCTTACTCATCAGCCGCGCCTCCGTCTTTGAAAAGCAGCTCGACAGCATGACCCGCTGCGGTTTCGATGTATGTCGCGTCCCCTTGGTCGATAATGTGTTCCACCGGCGAGTCCACCGCCAACCAATTCACGGAGACGCCCGTAAGCCCGTCGGCCTCCCCCGTGAACACCACGCCGTCCGTCAAGCGCACGTATCGTTTGTATTGGTTGACGTTCATCGAGCTGTTCAGCCTCTTACCATAGAGCTCACCGAGCAGCCACTCTTTCCGGGTGAGGTTCTTAAGCTCCACCTGTGCTATGACATCGCTCTTCTCGTCGAAGAGCAAGACCTGCCTGAAATGGTCATTGTAATTCACATGATCAATGAGCACGTCAAGCGTATTCAAACCATAGCGTACTACACGGTACCCCCAGCCATTCACCCTGCGCAGGGGAAGCGCCACGTGGCTGGACAGGCTATTGAAGAACAAGTGGCCGTCTCTCACCTCCAAGCCCATCAGCGGGAAGCCCTCAAGCCGTTTTAGTGCGTCCACGTAGTCCCGTGGTTTTTCGAATTTCATAGTGCTATGCCCTTTCTCTCTTTTGCCGTGTGCGTCCAGCCTATACGAAAAGGACGGGGGCTGTCAAGCCCCCGTCCTGTGAGATGCGTCACTGTCTGTTACAGCGTTGTGTGCTTGCGGACGGACACCAAACGCCACGAACCCGTTGAGCAGTTGTTCTCTTCCCACATGTCGCAAACTGCTGAGCTCCGGCCCGGCTTCAGCGTCAAGGACCCGTCTACCTCTCTCCACAGTCTACACAGAGTCCGGGTCGACGCGCTGCCTGGACCGGGGTTGACGCCTTCCTCCACAGGGGAGAAATCGCACAGCCACAAAGAGCCCACGTCGTCCGCCCGGGACAACGTCCGCCACGGGTTCGTCTCCTGATTTTCCGCAACAGGCGGAAACAACACCACATCGTACAAAGACACGTGCATGTGCTCCATATACGCCTGAGGGCTGTCTAAATCCAACACGTTCATATCGCCGACCGTCACGTAGAAACGGTCGAAGAAGCACAGCACCATGCGGAAACTCGACGAGTCAAACACCCGCACACCGTGTAGCTTGTACGGGTCCAACGGTTCTACGAATACCGGAATGTTGTCGAGATCCTTGAGAGGTACCAGACTCACAGTGCGCGCTTCGACGTCCACGTGCAGCACGCCGTACATCGAACCCTCGAAACGGATGTAGTACTCTCTCAGCTTAGAGCCCTGACCGGGCGGAATCAATTTCAAACCCATGGTATTCATCGTCTCCTTTTTAATCGTCACCCAAATAGAACAACCCGATGGTATCGTGGTGCGGATACAACAGCACCTTCAGCCGCTTCGTCAACGGGTTGTATCTCGTCATATACCTCGCCTCCTCAGTGTTCACCGCAATCGTTCCGTCCTCCCTGTAATAGCGCACAAGCGGTGCGCTAGGCGCGGTGTCGTACGCTTCCGCTATAGCGCTGGCGATGTCCTTGTGCGTCATATTGTGAGGCACCTCACTTTGAACGTTCTGACGAACTCGTCTTTCTTCATGTCAAACGGCTCACCTGTATCCGGCTCGCAGTGGATCGTCTTAGTCCCAAGGTTATACGTTAGGTCGCCTAAGAAAAACTCGTTATCTGACTCCAACGACACCGCTACACATCCGTGCAGCATCTCTGTGTACGGATTCTGCTCTCCATCTTCTACAGTGAACATGTTCGACCAATCCTCCGGCACCAGCTTCTGCAACACCGTGTTATAGCACATGCCAGGCGGAAGGCGGTGGTGCACCAGCAGAATGTCTCCGTAGGGGTTCGTGTACGGCGCCGCCTCGTCGCATGTCGTCAAGTCGAAGTGCACTGGCAGATGTTCGTCGAAGCGGGGACTATCCGCGTCCACGTACACGAAACCACGGTTCCGGATGTATGCGCACAGGGAGTCCTCGTGGTCGTAAAACAGCATGCTAATCCTCCTTTCAGTAAGGCTCGACGATGACCAACCACGGCTCGTCCGAGGTCTCATCTTCGAAGAACGACGTGATCACGTCCGACGTCGTGTCCGTCTCTTCGATCACGGACACCGCACCGATCTCATTCTTAAGCTCAACCGAAGCGGCGGGGGAGAGGACGATGGATACCTTATCCAGGCCCTCTTCGAACCACCGGCTGACTACGAAGGACACGCACAGCCCCGCAGGCTGTGAAGAAACCGTGACCTTCTCCACTTCATGGTCCAGTATCAAACCGAACCGCGTGTTGTCTTCATCGTATTCTGCCGTCACAGACGCCAACTCCACATCGCCGACGTCGAAGAGCGTCGTCTTACAAACCCAATCGTCCGTGTAGCGCTTCGTACAGGAGGACACCCACTGCCCCTTCGGCGTCACCGGAATATCCAAGCTTCTCACGTTCGGTTTCTTAGCCAGCTCTGCCAACAGCCCCGGTGTGTAATCAGTTCCTATCATGCTTTTTCTCCTTTCGTTCTGCGGAACCCAGTGCTGGGTTCCGCGTCGTGTCATGCTTAAAGCAGGTAGTCGGCTTCGTCCTCGGAGTAAGGCCGGGTCGCCGTCACGAGCTCTGCGAACGGCGCTATTAGGCTCACCGTCACATCGGCCGGGCCGTACTCCACGTCCACCGCCGTTATACGGCGCCCGAACTTGCAAGTCGGTCCCACCTGCACGTCCGCGAACGGGAAAAGGCCCACGGGCTCCTCGCGTGTGCTATCGCCGTCTTTCAGGATTGCGTAAAGCCGGCCGTCTTCCGCGTGGCGCGCGCCGACCAGTTTCTCGCCGAAGAGCGAATCGAACCGCGTGCTCACGCCGTCCGACGTCAGCGTCATAATCTCGAACCCGTCTGCGTTGTAAAACCGCACAGTCGAGCCCTCGGCGGTGCGAGTGTCGACGATCGAAACCGCCTGCCGGTCGACGACGTCGAGGTGATGGGTGACGGCTTTCGCATTGAACCAAGTGGCTGCGTTCTCAACAGTAGGCATTGTCCTCATGATGTGTTCCTTTCTCTCAAGCCGGCGGTTGTCCCGCCGTGGTGATTACAGCTTAGGCGCACACGGGGCAGCGGTCAAGCGCCCCGTGTGCAATGTGCGTCACATTCCCCTTTGTAAGCCCGTGGCCCACCCGGCTATCTTCGCGGCCACGGAATCGGGCGTGTCGGCTGTGCGGTCCACCGCGATCGGTACGAACCTCGACATCTCCCCCGCGACGAACGCGTTCGTCAGGAACGTCCGGTACGCCTCGGCGACGGGGATGGGATTATAAGGGTTGGGACCGGGGAAGTCCGGGTCCGTCAGCTCGGCGGGGTCGCGGGGCGTCAACACGAACGTCGTCAGCGGAATGCGGTTCAGCCAGTTCAGCGTGAGCGCTGTGTTCTCCGGGATCTTTTCGTTTCTAAGGTGTGCGTACACCACGGTGCTAAGCGCCCACCTGTCCAGGATGTACAGCTGTCCTTCGCTCGCACTCGTCGGAGTGTTGGGGAACAGCACGGGCTCCGGTCGGAAGGAGAGCCAGTTCTCCATGTCCCTCGCGTAGTCCTCCGCCGTCAGGCGGTGGTTTTCGATTTGTGCACACGCTGTCAGCACGTCCGTGGGGAAGTGCCGTATGCGCACAGGGGAGTAAGAGGGGGCGGCGGTGCGGCTTTGAAAGAGCTCTTTCAGGGCTGCTGCTACAGTCGACTTCCCCACTCCGTCGGGACCCTCCAGTGCTATGTAGACTGCCATCGTCTATCGCTCCTTTCGTCTATCGCATATGCGGCGCGGGCGTGCAGGATATGCCAGTCGCACACCCCTCTTCCGAGAATGCCTCAAACCACGTGTAGTCCTCCACTGCGGTCCACACCGTGTTCGTCGTGGGCTTACCGGGCCACAGCACATGGTAATCGGGTAGGGGCACGGCCCCCTCGTCGATCACAGTGCCCGGCGCTATCCCGTAGCCCAAGTCGCACACGCAGTCCAACGGCAGGTTCTTGTGCACAACCGCATCCACTTCTATCAAGGGGTTGGAGAGCCTATCGCACAGCTCCAACGTCGCCTTTTGCGGCGTTGTGCGCACACGGACGAGCCCCACCGTGAAGGGCTTCCGCTTCTCTTCATGCGGCTGCACGCATATCGAGTGCGCAAAGGGACTACGGCCGTATAGCACCATGGAGCCGGAGCGCACAGTGCCGTGGCGGTCCATCGCGGCGGGTTCGACCGTGCGGCCCGGAAGCGTCGCCAGGAAAGCGATGTCGAAAAAGGCCACGATCGTCATGCTGCGCCTCCTTCCGCAGTTACATCGTCCAATTCGTCCAAGCAGAACGGCCACCCGCACACCGACAGGTGCGGGTTCAACCCCGTCGATTTGATTATCTCCTTCACGGCGGCCCGGGCCCCAGCGCCCTGTAAGCCCACGGGGATGATTTCGTCACTCTCGGCGCGGGCAGTCGGAGCCGGCGGATATTGCAGCACAATGTGCGTCATGGCGTCGGTCGCCAGAGAACGGCGAGGCATGTATGCAGCTTGCACGTCGCAGTAGAAGCCGTCCAGCCGTTGAGAGAGCCACTTGCGCACAGTGAACTCGACCTCGGGGTCCATGCTGTGTACGAACACCCACCTGTGAACGTCTTTTTCGGCGAGGCGGCCCGTTGCGCGCTGCATATACAGAGCGCCCTGCGAGCGTGCGGGCATCGTATAGCGTGTCATGTTGTCTATTCCCTTCCTCTAATGTCTTTCGCCATCTTCACCGCAGCCCTGTACTCCGGCCACTGCTTCTCGTAGGGCCGGCGGTCCGCATCCCAGTAGTCCTTGTAGCTCAGCCCGGGGTTGGCCGCTATGAACTCGGCCAGAGAAGTGTAGAAGGCCTCCTTGAAGCGCTTCGCCCGGAGTTTGCGGGCTCTTCTGTCAGGGTCCGCCGGGTCCTTTCCGCGCAGGTCCACGCTCGACAGCGGATTTGATTTGAATTCGCGGAACATGAGCCTCAGGCGCTTCCGGGGTGCGGCAGTGGGGTCTTCCGCGGGGTCACACAGCACATCGCACAGGGAGGAAGGCGTGGCGACAGCCACCCCGAGGTTCCTTAGCGCTGCCACCAATGCGTCGGTTCGCTCGCCGTCGGGGACAACCAGCACCAGTCTGTCGGCATAGTTCGGATTGAGAACGATTCTCACTCCGTATTCCATTTCAGCTCGCACACGGAGGTCTTGTGCACACAGATTTTCGTCGGCGACCTCGATCGCCACGGTCATCCGTTTCATTTCGATTTCTCCTCTCATTCGAAAATGTATTTTCGATCGGTTTCGACTCAGTTCTGCCGATCGATTTCAACTCGATTTTTAGCATAGGGGCGGATCGATTTCAAGTCAAATCGTCAAATGTGAATTTGGTCACAGTAGTGTTGTGAGGGGTTGTGTTATAATCGCGCGCCCGCGCGCCCCCGACACGTCGCACACCCCATAGATCGGCGAGTTTCCGCGGATTCGGCGGGGGTTGAGACACAGTGTCTCGGTCATAGGGGCAAAAGTAGTTCAAAATTGAATCATTCAGGACTGAACGTATTAGTTATTTCGCTATATGTCGAAATAAGGACGAGTCCTACTCCTAATACACCACCCCCACACAACTTACTAACACATTATATCTGTATATCTATAGAATTAAGATAATTTCCTTAATCCTATATATTTTACCCTATAACCCTACTATTATCTAGGCATGTATGCCTTATGTAGAAGCGGATCCCACCTCGCCGAATCCGCACTTCTTGCCGTTTGCTGTCGTTTGAGAACAACGTGTTTTGCGTCTGTTCAGTTTTGTCACATCCTTCACACGCTTCCGCTGCGGGGTGCTGTGCGCCTGGGCTGTGCGCCTCCTCGCGGGCCTAGTTGCGCCTCAGGATCACGAGGTTGCCCTCTGAGGCGTTTTCAGGGTCGCCCCGGTAGGGTCGCTAGGGTCAGGGGCTGAAATCGCCTCAGAATCGATCCTCGTGCGTCTGAGGGGGTGCCGCTCGACCGCCCGGTGCTGTGTGGTGTGCGCCTCGGGACTGTCCGTTCCGCCGACCGCCGGTCTAATTTCCCTTATCTTTGAGCCCCGAAATTCGAAAATGGTCCTCTTTGTAGCCGAAATCTGCCCCCGAAATTCGAAAAGGGGCTTCTTTGTAACGTTTAATGACAACCTTTACCTACGTAACCGTAAGTTACTGCTACGTAGGTGTAAGTTACCATGTGGTAGGTTACGCTGACGAAGGTTACTGGCGAGTAAGTTACCCAGTGGTAGGTTACGGCTGCGTAGGTGTAACCTACTGCTACGTTGACGAAGGTTACCCCGTGGTAGGTTACCGTGGCGTATGGCGCTCAGAAATGTGGCGAAGGACACACCGCTGGGGCTTGACACGGGGGGGTGGCGGTTGATAGAATGGAGGTACAACAAAGGGGAAAGAGAGAAAGGAAACCCCAATGGACATCGAGATCGACTTCTTCGAAGAGCTCGGCGGCTACTACACCGCAGACCTGGCGGACATCCTGGAAGACTTCGAAGGCTGACCCGAAGGCCCCCGCTCCGGCGGGGGCCTTCCCATGCCCGCAGACGCCCCTCAGAGGCCCGAGAAGGCCCCTCAGAGCGCCGCAGACGGCCCCGCCTAGGCCACCCTACCGGGAGGGCCCGCCAGGCCCTCAGAGGGGCGATTTCGAAGCCTGAGGGGGCGCCCTCGAAGGCCGGGGGTGTGCGCAGCGGCCCCGGAGACGGCCCCGAGCAATTACGCAACGTCGGTGTTGCGAAAATCCCGGAACTTGATATGTGATCTTCGTCTCACTTTCCGAAATCGGGACTAAGGTCCTAGCTCGAGGAACCATGTGAGCAATCTCACACTCGGAGTGGCTCTCGAGCAACCATGTGAGAAATATCACAATGTGGGATGCATCACACTCGGAGGTGCTCTCGAGGCTCTCGAGCAACCATGGAAAATACATTTTCCAGGGGCTCTCGAGCAACCATGAAAATGTGACGCACATCACGCTGCAGCGGCTTGACAGCGCCGCTCGACTGTGCGAGACTAGAGCCATCGGAACGAAGAGAGAAAGGAAACTCCGATGACCGCGAAGTACCCCTACAGCCAGGCCCTGGCGAAGTCGCTCACCGAGAAGCTCGGAGGCCTCGCCTTCGTCCTGCCCGACGGCGCAGTCCAGGCGGACACCCCCGACGGCACGCTGACCGTCTACGCCGACGGCGCAGTCCGAGTCCGCGAGTGCGGCGAGACCGAAGCCTGGCCCACCCTCCGGAGCGCCGTCGCAGACTGGGGCGTGGAAGTGTGAGCCACCCCACTCCGGAGGGGCTTGACAGCCCCTCCGGAGGCCCGCTAGAATGAAGACATCGGAACAAGAGAGAAAGGAAACTCCGATGAACACCTGGAAAACCGCCGACGCCGTCGTCAGGCACCTGGAAGCCGCAATCCCCGTCTACGACGTCTCCGAGCACGGCTACAGCCTCTACGTCAGCCTCGTAGACGGCCGCGACTTCATCGTCGACGCCCCGTTGGAGGGCGACGTCAGGATCACCCCCGGTGTGCGCACCCACGAAGGCGGCCTGCAGCTGCTAGAGGACCTGGACGCCGAGCTCCGTGTGCGCGACGACGTAGGCGGGTGGGCCTGGTGAGGCGCTTCTGGGCCGCCGTCGCCGTCGCAGCCGGCATCCTGGCCGGCTGGGGCTGCGGCGAAGACCTCGGCCGCTGGGACGCCTACGCGGGCATCCGAGACGAGCCGACGGTGCTGGGCCTGACTGTGATACAGGTCATACACTATGGGCTTGACGCCGACGCCCGATAGCCACTAGACTAGAGATATCAGCGAAGACGAGAGAAAGGAAAAAGCTGATGCACACCACCACCTTCATCCCCGAAATCGACGTCCCCGACTTCGTCGCCAGCCTCCGGGCAGACCGCGAGCGCCAGCGAGCACGACGTCGAGGCCGCCGCCAGCGCCGCGGATGGGAGGCCTGAGCGATGACCTGGCTCGACTTCGCCGCCGCCACCTGGGACGCCTTCTACGGCATCCTGTCCACCTGCGAGGCGCTCGTGGAGCACCTCCCGACGTCGCTGCAGTGCTTCTTCGACTGGTGCTGACTGTGCGATACACCACAGGCCCTCGGGCTTGACTTCGGGCCCGAGGCCCACTAGACTTAAACCATCGGAACAACAGAGAGAAAGGAACACTCCGATGCACCTCTACCCCTACCTGACAGCCGTCGCCGATGAAGACGTCCTCGACGCCGCCGCAGACGTCCTCGCCGAGCGGGGCCTCGAACTGGACGACGGCGTCGAGCTTCTCTTCGACGCAGACTGGGAGGACGAATACTGCGAGGCCGCATCCGAAATCGAGCGGAACTGGGACGAGATCCAGTACGACGTCGTGGCCACCGTCTGGGACCGCGCCGACGCCGAGACCCGGACCGACCTGTGGCGGGAGGACGCCGGCGCCGATGACCCGGAGGATCCAGTCGACGCCGAAGGCATCTGGGACCTGATGCGGACTGCGGTGCTGGAGCGCTGCGGCAGCGTCTACGCGCACACGCCGATGGCCGAGGCTTGCATGGACGCCCTTCGAGCGGCGTCTCCGAAGGCGTTGGCTCGGGTGCTGACCGTGCTCGAATGCGATCGCGTCGCCGACGCCGTGGCGTGGGGGCGGCGCACAGCGAGGCGGGCCTTCACCGTCGAAGACGGGTGCGTGGTGGTCCGAGCCGGAGACGGCGGCGCAGTCCGACATCGTCTGTGGCCGGCCTTCGGCGAGGCTGAGCGGCTCGACGGCGCCAGGGTAGTGGAGACGCTGGGCGACGCCCGTCGAGCGGTCGGACTGTAGTGATGTTTCACGTGAAACGGAATCGGGTCGACGCCGAAGGCGGCGCCCGGGGAGGGAGGCGCTATTGAGAATCACTCTCACTAAGATATGGGTTGGAATAGTTGGACTCATGTACGCTGGTTGGTTCGTCTGCGTGATGGTGGAAGCGCTAAGCTACGGTACGGTAGGGTAAGTAATACAAGTTGGAGTGGTAGGAAAAGTAGCCCCTAGGACGTTAGTCCTAGGGGCTACTTGTATTTTTGGTGGGAAAAGTTGGAATTTTTGGAGGGGTGGGTCGACTTGCATGGGGGGACCCAACCGCATATATAAATCGCTATTTTCTGATACTGGAAATCAGACTACAGTATGATCGCTATAATAGGACCCGTGCACGATATAATCCTCGTCTTCGACCACCTTCTAGGGGCGCCAGCAGTAGGCTTAGGTGCCCTTATAACCGCTATAGCGACCCTCTATACGTCATTGAAGACCAATAGAAAGGTCCTTAGCGTTAAACAAGACATGGAAAACAACCATGGGAGCTCCTTACGCGACGCTATAGACCGTATTGAGACCAACACGCGCACACTAACGGACCTCGTGCACATGCACACGGGGCAGCTGGACGACATCCAGTGTGCTGTGCGCCGACACGACGACGAGATAAAATCATGGCATGTCAACACCACCGAGCCCGCTTCCCCCGCAGCACCCCCTTGTGCGCATACGGAAGATCTACAACGAGGCGACGATAACGCCTAACCCGACACCCCCCTACGACTCGACGCTCCTCCTGACACCCCCGCCTCCCCCCAAACCCAACCCCGATCAGCCGCTGGGCGCTACAGCGGCCTCCCTGGCGGCGCCTATTCCGGCCCTCACACCCCTGCTCAAAATCGAACGGGTGCCCGTCCCCTCCACGGACCCTGACCCACTCAAGCATAACCGCCTGCAGGTGGTGTACAGCCTGTCAGCGAATATCGTCACCACAGCCCAACTACGTAACAAGGACAACACCCCGCCGACCCCGAACAACCCCACCAGCGCGCCGAACCAGTGGGAGGTGGGCTGGCTGCTGTGGTGCTTCAGCCCGGATCCGACGCACCCATATGACCCTAGCCCGACTAGCAACAGCAATTTCCGCTTCTATGCTTTGTGCTTGAAGCCCAACGGCTGGGAGGTCTCCAAACAGGACCCTGCCTATCCGGGCGGGCAGCGTTTCCTGAAGTCGAACACCGACACCGATCCGAGGAAGTTCCCCCCGCACAACACGGAGAGCAACAACGCAGACGAAGCGAGTGTCAACCCGTACTCTGTACTCATCAAAGCCTGCCACGAATATTCGCTGGGCACCACCCCTGCGCAACTAGAGAACGACGTAATACCGGCTAATCGGAACTCTGAAGCGGGCAACAAAGCACGACTGACCCCCGCTAGAAATGTGTTCCACATCTTCGTGGAGAGCCAGCTGTTAACCACTGTCGTCGACGAAGAAAAGCCGCTGCCCCCGCACATTCCGGCGTTCTACGCCGAGGATGCCCGTGTGCGCTTCACATCGATGTGGCATGCGACGCCCAAGCGACCTCAGCTTCGACCGTCTCCGGCTGACTACGACCCGCTGGCCCTGCACGCGACGGGCTACCCGCCTCAGGGGGTGGTATGGTTCTAGGCATGGAAGAGAGCTACCATGATAGAACAGTGGACTTCACATATGCAGCTGAGGACGCTTACACGGCCTACACGAAGAGGGAACCGGGGAAGATGCCTATGGACAACCGGGCCGCCGCGGTGTTTGAGGAACGCTACCGGCCGGCCTCCCGGTCGCTGTGCGGCTTCAACCCGCCGTTTCCGACGCGGGACGGGGCAGCGATATCGCGGGGCGAGGCGAACGACGAGATCGAGGAGTTCAACGCGCAACTGGACGCGCTGCAGTCCCTGATCGACGCGGCGTGGCGTTCTACACCCGGCAACGACGGCCCGCTTCTACGCGGCTACCCTTTCGCTGTGCGCCACGTGGACGACGGCTGGGTGGAGTTCCATTTGCCCCACCGTGATTCACCCACTGTGCGCCTTGAGCAAGGGGAGGGCTATGACTTTGCAAAGCGACGGAAGATCCCGGCGCACAGCACACGCCCGGATAGGGGCGCTTTCGTGCCGTATACTGAGGTGAAGGCACTTCTAGCTAAAAGGAAGGAGACGGATGACGCAGGCTGACGTGCAGCGTAACGCCATAGTGGCGTGGATGGCGAAGCACGACGGTGACTTCGGCTACACCAACGACTACCGCCGCAAAGACCCGGAGCGCTACGGGTGGGGCGACTGTAGCTCTACGATAGCGCAGGCCTACAGGCAGTGTGCGGGTATAGAGATAGGAGAGCGGAGCTTCAACATCGCGTCGGACCCGGACGCGTACACGGTGGCGTCGGCGACGAGTTGGCGAGATCTACCCCTCAGTGATCTGAAGCCGGCGGATATCATCTGCATGGGCTGGCATAGTGGCGCCTTCGCGGGGCGGATCAGCCACGTGGAGCTCTATGCCGGCGGCATGTACACATGGGGGCACGGCGGTCCGGGCCGTGGGCCCAGATTGCACTCCCTGTCGGACCGGTCCCTGACGGGCTCGGCGACGATCATCATCGTCAAGCGCTATATCGGCGATACACAGGACAATGACAACACCAGTAAAGGAGACGATTTGACACCCGACGAGCACAACATGCTCAGCTGGCTGTATGAGAACATCAAGGTGCCGAGCCAGGGTTTCGGCTACCCCCAGGCGACCCAGAACTCGATCGCGGAGCTGAAGGAGATTGCGGCCAACCTGACGCAGGCCGTGGAGTCGATGACGGCGACGGTGAACAGGATCGCGACGGACTTGACCGTGCCGGGCTACGGCTTCGGCTACCCGGCGGCCTCCCACGCCGCGCTTGAGGAGACGATCAACAAGCTGAACGACATTCAGAACACGTTGAAAGATGTGAAGAAGGGGGGCGACGTTAAGTGACGACACAGGAAACACCCGCCGCTACGGGGCCCAAGCATCTTGATACCCTCACGCTGACGGACGAACAGAAGGCAGCGGCGTTCGCCGCGGCTGCGCACACCGTGGAGACGGGGGGCCTGCCGCAGGGGGACGGCGGCCTGGCGGACCCGAACCGGAAGAACGCCTACCACTTCGACGAGCTCGTGCCGACGCAGATCCAGCACAAGGCCAGGTCGATCATCCGGACGTTCGTGGTGTCCTTGGTTGGCGTGCTAGCGGCATTCGCCGCGAAGGTCGGGCTGACGCTGCCAGCCGACCTGGCGGACACGATCACGGCGGCCGTGTGGGGGCTGGTGACCGTGTGCGCACAGTGGCTGCTCAATACTAAGCCCGTGGACCGCTTCCTCCACAGGGTAGTGCCGTTCCTGGCGACAACGCCGAATAAGTAACGCACAGCATAAGAAGGACCCCCGTCGCGTCCCATTCCGGGAAACGTCGGGGGTCTTTATGTCTTCAGTTTACACGTCGGGTCGGGGTGACTAGCAGATCCAGGTCCTACCCCACAGGCGACAGGTTCCGTACCACCCGGCGAACATCCGTCCGATCAGGTTCCATGAAAACATGTTTTCTCCTCTCTGTTGAGTTACTGTGCGAACCCAGTGTACACGCTGAGCGAGCCGTTGTCAAGCCGCGATGAGGTTGAGCTGGTGCTGGGTCCACGCGAAGGCGGCGAGGGCGGAGATGGCCCCGAGGGACGTGAAGGCGAGGGAGACCCAGAAGACGACGGCGCCGGCTTTGGGGAAGCCGCACCATGTGACGATGTAGGCGACGAGGGTCCAGAACCCCTGTGCGACGAGGAATGCGACGGGGACGGCGATGAAGTAAAGAAGCATGTGAAGTCCTTTCTCTAGTCAGGCAGTGCTATAACCCGACTGTACCCGCTCCCAGAGCACTAGTCAAGTTTGCGCACACCGGCCTTGCACTGCTAGAGTCCCCTTATCAGCCAATACGCCGCACACGAGAGGAGAGACACAATGTTTCACGTGCATTTCATCTGGGCGCAGTCACCGTCTGGGATCATAGGGGTCAACGGGAAGCTGCCGTGGCACGATCGGGGGGATCTGCAGCATTTCAAGGACATGACTACCGGTAAGACCGTGGTGATGGGCCGGAAGACCCGACAATCCCTGCCGCAACGCAGCAAGAAACTGCCTAACAGGACGAACATCGTGCTGAGTCGGACGATGAAGTCGACCAAATCGATTAAAGCCGTGGCGAGCCCGTACGCTGCGATAGAGCAGACCCTCGCAGAGGGTCGGGACGAAGCGTGGGTGATCGGGGGGCATGAGACGTTCCAGGCGTTCATTACAGCCCACGACCTGGACAGGCTACCGTTCAGGCTGGACGCTTACGTGTCAGTGTTGAATGTGGACGACGAGATCCAGCCGATCACCGCACAGGACAGTATCACATGGGCGCCTACGCTGGACGACCGCTGGGTGATGTTGTACGACCACATGGCCGGCCCTAGACGCCGGCTGCAGAAATATGCTAAGGTGTTCAGGTAAGCTCCTTTCTCCCAGGACCCCGCCGGGTGAGCGCTATGCCCCGGCGGGGTCTGCTGTGCGCGTGGTAACATTCCTCTTAAGCCTGATTAGAGAGGGAGTTTCATGAGAATCGACGTTCAAACAAGCCGCTTAGCCACCGCTAACGGGTCGATTGCGACGCTCAGCGGAACGCTGCCCAACCTCGACCTGGACGTTGCGCTGGCCAAGGGCGTGAAGGCCGTGTACCTGACGGTGTTCGCCAACGCAACGGAGACGAAGGTCACGTCGCTGAGCACCGAATGCGGCACGTTCTGCTTGACGCTGACGACGCAAGTCGAGCGGCCTACCGTGAAGGTGTGCGACCCGCTTGAGGCGCCGGTGGTGATCCGGTACAGGGGGCTGTGATGGCAGCGCCTAAGAAAACGACGAAAAAGAAGCCGGCTCAAACCAAGACTGCGGCCAAAGAGCTGGTGAAGAACGACCGGGATCGCTTCGCTATCCAAAAGTCAACCGGCGAGCTTGCGATGGACGACAGGAGGCTGCTCACTCTCGCACAGGCGGGGGCCAGCCCCTCCGAGATGTCCGAAGAGCTCGGCCTGCCGGCGGAGACGTGCCTTGCCCGTGTGCGATCCCTGCTGAAGCGCAACGACGTGTGGACGAACCTCGAACGCCAACAGATGCTGATCGCCGACATGTACGACTTGAAGACGCGGGCCTTCAACTTCCTGGAGAAGTGCTTCGAGTCGGACGAGATAGCAGCCCGGCACATCGAGGCGGTCAACAGCGTCCTGAAGCAGCTCGGGGACCGCTTGGACAAGGTGAAGGAGTACAACGACGAGGAAGAGGCCAGGGTGACGAAGCAGCAGACCCGGCTGATCCTCGATCTGGTGGAGGACGCCTGGGAGCGTGTGCGCACATCTATAGCAAGCGCGTATTCGAACGGGCAGCTGCTCGACCCTGAGGCGATGGACGAGGTCTTCTATCAGGCGCTGAAGGAGGCTCATGCTGATCAAAGCTAGTGCGATCGACAGCGCTATTGCCACCGTCAAGGCGCACAGGAGGCAGGACAGCTTCAAGTCCGACCCGGTGGGCTGGGCCCAGTACATGCTGGGAACGGACGAGGGGACGTTGTGGAGTAAGCAGAGGGAGATCGCCCGGGCCGTAGTGGAGAATAACTCAACGGCCGTGAAGGCAGGCCACGGGGTGGGGAAGTCCCGACTTATGGCTGTGCTGATCTGCTGGTGGGTCGATACCCGCTACCCCCACTGCTATGTGATTTCGACGGCGCCGTCGATGGCGCAGGTGCAGGACGTGCTGTGGCGCGAGGTGATGCAGTTGAAGGATATCGTTGAACGACGTTTCGACGAGGGGCTGATCGATCATAAGCTGCCGGGGCGCATCACGATGGACGTCCAATGGAAGGACGATGTGACGAAGCTACCTCTGGGGCGCGGCAGGAAGCCGCCGGACAATCTGGGCGGCAACTCGTTCCAGGGCATCCACGGTGACGTGCTGGCGATCGGCGACGAGGCCTGCGGGCTGTCGGGCGAGCTGATCGATGCCCTGGCGAACATTACGACGAACGAGGCATCGCGGCGTGTGCTGATTGCAAACCCAACGGACCCGATGAGCTACCTGGGGAAGATCTTCAAGGAGGAGATGGAGAACTGGAAGCGCATGTCCATCTCGGTCCTGGAGAGTCCGAACTTCACAGGCGAGCCTATGCCGCCGAAGGTGCTGCAGAAGCTTACCGGGCCGTCATACGTGGAGCAGAAGAAACTGGAATACGGGGAGGACAGCGCCAGGTTCAAGGCGCGCGTCCTGGGCGAGTTCGCGTTCGATATCGAGGATTCGCTGATTCTGCCTGGAGATGTTGAGAAGGCGTGTTTGACGGAGAGAGAGCGGATCGGCCGGCCCGTGTTGGGTGTGGACGTGGCGCGGTTCGGAGCGGACCGCTCCGTCGTATACCTGTGCGTGAACGGGGTTGTGCGCTTCGTGGATTCCTGGGCGAAGACGGACCTGGTGCACAGCGCACAGCGGGTGCACGACCTGGCGCTTCGTGAAGGCGCACACGCTGTGGCGATCGACTGCGACGGAATCGGGGGCGGCATGTTCGACATCCTCAACTCGTATTCGACCCGGACGTACGACATTCTGGCTGTGCGCGGGTCCATGTCAAGCCCCGACAGGGGACGGTGGCACAACTACCGATCCTACATGTGGGATTCGTTCCGGTACAGATGCCGCACAGGAGAGCTGGATCTGGACCCGTTGGATATCGACCTGCACGACGAGCTGCTGTCGGTCGGCTACTCGTATAATACGATGTCCGGCGGACTTGTCCTGGACTCGAAAGACAAGTTGAAGAAGGACGTCGGCAAGTCTCCTGACTTAGCCGACGCGGCAGTGTACGCTGCTATAACAGACCAGAATATACGGGACGCCGTCCAGCAGGAGACTGTGTTCTCCGACGCGGGGGACATGATGGATGACGACGAAGACAGCTACCTAATGGAAATGGGGGAGACTTTTGGATTCAACCGCATACTCGTTTAACGACGAGGGTATTGCGTTCATCAACGAGGCGCAGAGGTCCTACCTCCTCGACGAGGGCGCCAACTGGGTCAGCTACGCCGACGACAAGGGCCTGACGCTGGCTTTCATCCATGAGGTTGTGCGCGGCCTGAGGGACATGGCCCGGGATCACCCGCTGCATAAGCGCGGCGCACAGCTGAGGACCAGCTACATCTTCGGCGACGACTTGGTGTTCAGCGACACGTCTGCTAAGCTGGACAAGTTCATCAAGTCGGAGTCGGCGCAGAGGACGCTGTTCTCCGCTTCGGCGATGGAGAGCCTCAACTTGGAGAGGTTCTGTGCGGGGAACGTGTTCCTGTTCCGAGAGGTGCATACTGACAAGCTTACGCTGGTGCCCGTGGAGGAGATCGAGGAGATCGTTCGGGATTCGTTCGATTCGTCCGTCGTGAAGTACGTGCGTCGCACATGGACCCCGGACGGGCAGAACACGATCAGTCAGTGGTTCCCGACCGCCGAGTATAGGCGGAGCGTACAGCGATTGAGGAAGCCGCCGAACACAGCTTACGAGGTGAACGGCAACTACGTCGTGTACATTCTGTCGTCCGGAAGGCACGCGGGACATGCGTTCGGGGCGCCCGACTCGTTGGCGGCCGCGCTGTGGAGCGTCGCCTACTCGGGCTACCTGCGCGACAGCGCTAGGCTGTCTAAGGCGTTGTCGAAGATCGCATGGGCTATCGTCAACAGCAACAACCAGGGCAAACGGCAGTCGGCTGTAGAGATATCTAATCGCGGAGACGTGGTCGGAGCTACGGCGAGCTTGGGGCCTAACCAATCCTTAGCTGGTGTGGGAGTCCCGAGCGCACAGGTTAACTACGGGAACGGCCAGCCCCTGGCGGCGCTGGTTGCAGCGAGCTTCGGCATCCCGGTCATCGCGCTGTTGTCGTCACCGGGTGCTACGGGCGGCTCCTACGGGGCTGCGACGACGCTGGACAGGCCGACGATCAACGGCTTCAAGCTGGAGCAGCGCAAATGGAGGGATTTCTTCAAGCAGGTGATGATGGACGTTGATCCGTCGGTGAAGGATGTGGACATCAAGTTCCCGTCGATCGAACAGGACCCGACATACAGGGCGTTGCAGTCGCTTGCTACGTCTATGTCGACGGGGGCCATCCACCAGGACGAGTACCGTCAGGCTGTGCTCAATCTGCTCGCTGTGCCCGATATCCACGGCGACGAGCTTCCGGAGCCGAACGATTTTCTGAAGAGTGGTAATGTGTCCGGTGGAGACGACGGCGATGCTGTGCGCGACCCGGTGGCACGCCAGGGCAACCAGGGCGCCGTTCCGGGCGGATTCAACCAAGGAGACACTGAAGATGAAGACTGAAATCAAAGAGAGCACGACTACTAGTGTTCTCAAGCCCGTCAAAGGCACCCGTAAGTGGCTTGTGCGCCTTATCGCCGAGGGGGCGGGATCGACTGGTATATACACTAAAGAGGCGCTGCAGGGCAGCTTCGCTGAGGCCTTCCCGATTGGGACGCATATGTATATCGATCATGCGTCTGAGTCAGAACAATGGGACCGTCCCGAAGGGACTCTGACGAAACTTGCCGCCGTGATCGCTGAAACACCCTACTGGAGTGACAGCCCCGAACCCGGGATGTATACAACGATCGAGGTTTTGGAGCAATGGGCGCCGTTTATTGAACAGGTGTCGGATATCATCGGTGTGTCCATTCACTGTGGTGCCCAATTGGCGCAGACCGACGACGTGGTCACGGCCGAAGACGTTCCGCCTGTGATAGAGTCGTTCATACCGTCGCCCGTCAATTCCGTGGACTTCGTCACAGTTCCAGGTGCTGGCGGGCGCCTTGTCGAGGCACTGGAGTCGTTCAAAAAAGGAAATGCTATTATGGGTAGCAGCAACAAACACAATTCCGAAAGGAAGAGAATGGACAAAGAGTTCAAGGAGGCCCTTGAGGCCCTGGACACCAAGCTCTCCGCTCTCGTCGAAGCTCTCGCCGATAAGGCCAAGAAGAAGGACGAAGAGGACGAAGAGGACGTCAAGAAGGCCAAGGAGGAAGAGGAGGACAAGGCCAAGAAGGCTAAGGAGGCCATCCTTGCTCTCACTGACTCCGATCTCCCCGAGGTTTCCCGTGTGCGGGTTGCCGAGGCTATCGCCCGCGGCTATGACGCGAAGGCGATCCTGGACCGCGAGACCAAGCTCGTCGAGTCTATCCGCGAGAGCCTGTCGGGCGGCTTCGCCCCCGAGCATGTGCCTTCCGGAAAGGGCGCCGACGACTTCGAAGCCGAATTCGCAAAGCTGACCTGGTAAGGAGACTACCGCATGGCACAGAATCACGTCAAGGGCGGGGACACCTACGAAGTCCAGGTCGACGCCGCCGTCAAGTCGGGCGACGTCGTCGCCGTCGGCAAGGTCGGGGCCGTGGCCCTCACCTCTGCTACGCCTAAGGAAGACAATAACTTCTATTCAACGCTCGCCTTCGAAGGCATCGCACACCTCGGACTGGACGGATCCATCAAGGCCGGGGACATCGTCACGATCGACGGCGCCACCGAAACCGGAAAGGCGGCCAAGCCCGAGGTCGCGGCCGACCCGAAGGGGAAGATCGTGGTGGGCTTCGTGCTCAACCCGCTGTCGAGTGCCTCGACCAAGTACGCTGTCAAGCTGACCCAGGCTTGGCTCTAAGGAGGATATCTACATGGCAATCAACGCGAGGGAAGCCTACAAGGCGGGTATCCTTCTGCATAAGGCGCTTCACGCCGATGATATTCGTGTGCGCAATTCGGCTCGTAAGGATCTGAGCGAGGCCATCTCGACCTCGGACCTTCCGGTCAATCTCGGCCCGACCATGAACAAGATCATGCAGGGCGAGTACCAGCAGGTCCCGTCGAACTGGCGCGAATGGGCGGACACCCTTGAAACCCCCGACTTCGAGACGGTTCCCTACTTCAGCTTCGACTTCACGGACGACAATATCCCCGTGCGCAAGGACGGTAAGGGCTATGTCGCACAGGGGCTGCCTGCTGTCGGAGAGCTCGGCGAGTACCCGATCCTCGGTCTGAAGGCAGAGCAGTTCAAGCTGAAGCTCGCCAAGGCCGGTGTCCAGATTCCGCTTTCGTGGGAGACGCTGAAGCGCTACGGCGCCGACTGGGGCCTTATTCCTCGGATCACGAAGGAGCTGGGTCGCCGCGCCGCCAACCAGGAGTCTATTGAGGCCGCCCTGCAGCTGGTTCAGCCTACTGGTCTGAACACGACGAACTTCAAGGCCGCCAACAAGAACGTCCTGGCAGGAAACCCTGAGCTGAGCATCGAGTCGCTGGAGAAGGCTTTCGCACAGCTGGCCACCACCAAGTACAACGGCCGCCGGATCATCATGCCGACGAAGTTCAACCTGATCGTTCCCCCGGCTCTCGCCAGCCGCGCCGAGCAGATCATGAAGGTCGTCGAGATCCGCCGCCAGAACGGCACCGAGACCCAGGTGATGGGCAACACGGTGTCCGGGAAGGTCGCGAATGTCTTCGAGGTGCCCGAGCTTGCGCTTATCGCCGGAGAATACGCTGACAAGTGCTGGTTCCTTCTGCCCCCGAAGAACTCGATGCCCCGTAAGAACATCGTGAACGTGTTCCTTGAGGGCGAGACCGCTCCGAAGATCTTCGTCGAGAAGACCACGAACAGCTCCGAGCTCGACGGCTCGTTCGATAACGATGCGTACCGGACGAAGATCCGTCACCTCGTCAAGTCCGCTTTCATCGCCCCGGAGGGCACTCTGGCCTCCAGCGGTGCGGGCGCCTGATAACGATACCCGACAAGGATGGAAACCCCGCCCTCACAAGGGGCGGGGTTTCCTGCAGTGGAAAGGAGCCGACGTGGCGAAGATAACCGTGGATGAGCTGAAACTGTTCCTGCCGGGTATCGACCTGGACCCTAAACTGCTCGAACGGTTGTGCGGGTTGTACACGAACGTGTTCAAGGCCGCTGCGGCTGCCCTGCGCGCCTATGCTGCGAAGCTCGTGTCGGAGGGCGGGGTCGAGAACGTCAAAGCGGACGACTTCACGCTGTCCGGCGGCGATAAGAACATCGACGCCCTCCTCGCCCTGGCTGACAAGTACGACGCACAGGGGGATGCCTTGGAGAACGGCGAGGGGCTTGTGCTCGTCCCGATGAGGGGCGACGACGTGTTCGAGAGAGCGAGGGAGTTCCTTGGCCGGTATAGCTGAGGGCCGTCTGGCGATGGCGGCTAAACGCGTTGAACGCTATATGGTCGACGAGGTGACTATCTATGATGGCAAAAACATCAAATATGACGCTAAGACTGACAGCTATGATTATGGCTCAGTCGTATATTCTGGGAAAGCGCGTATACAGCCGATACGCCAACCTGAGGTAGCGAACGACCAGATCGCACCCCAGACGACTAACCGCGTGCGCATACAGCTGCCACGGTCGACGATGTCACTGAACATTCCGATGGCTGCACGTATCAAAGTCGTAAAGACCCAAGATACCCCGCACATGGTAGGATACCTGATGACAGTGGCTTCCTTGGTAGATGCATCACAGTCATTCGAGCGGACGATCATCTGCAACACGCCGATGAACAAGGCGGAGGCGTAACAGACATGAAGATCCGCACGAAGATCGGCGCGAACAAGTTCACGAAGTATGCTAAGAGAATCCAGGACTTCAGGGAATACGACTTGTTCGCGAACGTCATCGATAAACTGTCGGAGGAGATCCCGCCCGCCCTGCAGGACACGATTGAGAAGACTCCGTCTGCTCTTGTGCCCGGGAAGATAGGTCGCATTTGGACGGGACACATGCATGACAGCGTAAGCGTCATCGTCCCGGACAACGTCACCGTCGAGTACGGGTGGATCGAAGGTTCTAACAAGTTCGACGGCGGATGGGACCACGACTATATCCTCGGACAGGAGTACGGCGATGATAGAGTGTGGGGCATGAAAGCCCTGGAGAAGGTGGAGAAGCAGGTGAAGCTCGCTGAGAAGACCAGTAAAGAGGTCTACACGGAGACCCGTCGCGTCTGGAAGTGGGGCAGGTGACGGATGGCCAAGTACATCGATGACGTTATGGCTAAGGTTCGCGAGCTCTCCGAAGTGCCGGCTAACCGCGTGTGCGAAGAGGTGGCTCTGCCCGACTTCGACGAAGGCCAGAAGATGCCGTATATCGCCGTCGTGTTCGGCACGCCCGGGCATATCAGCCAGGCGACGAGCATCGTCTCTCAGCTCAACGACGGCTACCGGGTGTTCTTCCTGTGCCATGTGCGAGCACTCACCGCACAGCATGCCCGCGAGATCGGGGAGCGCATCCTGTGGGGCCTGGTCGGCTTCGAGCCGGACAACAGCGGCGGGATAACGGTCCACGGGGGTCAGGGCTTGAACTATGCCGGGACGAACCACAAAGTGGTGCAGTGCGGCTACGAGCTGTACTGCTCCTTTATCACGAACCTCAAAAACCGTATTTGATAGGATGGTGCATATGGGCCTCTACAAAGACATGAACACCGGGGACGTCGGCACGTACCCGGATGACTTCGCTCAGTTCTTCGGGACGTTGGTGCCGATAACCGAGGAAGAGCCTTGTAGCGACTGTTTCATTGACAACGACAACGAAAAAAGGGGGAAGCACAGTGGCTAACGAAGTTCGTATGCTTCGCGGCAACGTGACTATTCTCTTCGCCGCTCCTGAGGCATTCGCTGACTGGCAGCATCCTACGGCGGCGGAACTCAACGCACAGTTCAGTGCGACCGACAACCCGCGTAACCTGGTGTTCAACGTGTCGTGTGCGATCTTGGACGGATACTCGCTCGGTGAGACCGACCCGGACACCGACACGACCCGGACGATCTGCGATATCTCCGAAGTGGAGAACCCGACCCTTGCGAAGTATGAGGGCAAGTTCACCGCTCTCCGGGACGAAAGCGTGGACGACCAGGGCGTGTTCAACATGATCCGCGATATCACGATGAAGCCGGACATCACGCTGTTCATCGTGGAGCGTATCGGAAAGCGCCCGAACAAGCCGTTCGAGGTGGGGGATGTGTTCAGCATCTACCGCTTCCAGACTGACTACCCAGTCGACGGATACGAGTCGAACGGCTTCATCAAGTACGAGCCGAACTTCCTGCAGAACGGAGCGTTCGTCCTCAACGAAAAGGTGGCCGCATAATGGATAAGAAAGTACTCTCCAACGAACACGTCAACGTCTGGGTTCTCCCCAAGGCGTCCGTGAAGGACATCAACTGTATCACCGTAGAGGAGATGAACTCCGCGGTGGCTATCGGTGACGCGATCAACTGGGACGACACGACGATCCCGGCTGCGAAGGCGTCGAAGGAGCAGTCGTCCCTGTCTCTGCTTGACGCTGCCGGGTCTTCGTCCCGTGGAGCCGCACAGTACGAGGGCTCCCTCACCATGTACTACCCGACGAACCCCGACGATGCGAACTCAATCTATGCCAAGGCGTGGAACATGTTCAAGAAGACCCGCGTCGACCTCGTTCTGGTTGTGCGCGGTGTCCTGAAGGGCCGTGAGCCCATCGCTGCCGGTCAGTGGTACTGCGCGTTCCTCATGATCGAGTCCACGTACAAGAACACGCTAGAGGGCGACAATCCGACCCGTTACACGGTGTCGTTCCTGCAGCAGGGCCAGCTGGCAGTCAATGGCGTCTTCAAGGACAGCACGACGGCGATCACCGACACGGAAAATCTTACGGTGTCCCTCAACGAGCACCGGCCGATCCTGCCGAAGATCCACGGCCATGTGGCTCGCTCCGTGTGCTCCTACCTGTCGAAGGACACCTCGACTGTGTCGGTCAGCCCGCTCGGTGTGGTGACCGGCCTGAAGACAGGCAGCGCAGACATCATCGTCAGCCACCCCGCCTGTGCGAATGTGACAGTCAAGGTGACTGTGGCATAACGCACACCCTAGCGAATAGCACAGGGCGTCTCCTCTCCGCCCTGTGCTATTCTTGTTTACGACGTTACCCTAACGCCTAACAGAGAGGAATTCAAATATGGACATTTTCGAGGTGCTGTCTCGATCCAAGGCGCCGAAGGCTGAGAAGGTCGTGTACCTTGACGCCGAGGCGGTGCAGGACGTCGAGAGGCTCATCAAAGAGCAGGCCGACGCTGACGAGATCAAGGAAGCGGTGAAGAGACGGGACGCCTCCAAGCTGACGTTCCACCTCCAGTCGGTGACTGCCGATGTGCGCGAAGAGCTGATGATCGGCATCGAAAGCGCAGACAAGACGAAGAACAAGACGAAGCGCGTGTCGGAAGCCTACCTGGCGCTTCTGTCGAAGACGCTGTATAAGATCGAGGATGCCGAAGGGAATGTGGACGAGCGGAGGTTCAACTCGGAGGAGATCCGGAAGATCCTGAACGCTCTGCCCGGCGAACAGTATCTGGGCCTGCTCATCACAGCGATGAACCTCCTCGGTGCTTCTGCGGACTACGACAATGCGGTGACGGTGGATTTCTGATAGACGCCCTCCAAGAAAAAGGGGGGAGCGGCGCTCTATCGATGGTTAGGACGGCGGTGGACCTGCACATGAGGCCCACCGCCGTCATCTATAACCAGCCTGACCCTTTCGGGCATTGGACGGAATTGGACTATAAGCTTGTGTTGGCCTATAAGACGGTTAAGGACGAGACGTGCCAACGGTGTGGTAACCCTATCTGGTTGTGTCATTCGACGGATCCTGATATAGCATGGCGTGCGGAGGACAGAACGTGCTATGCTACTAAAGCAAGGATGATGCATGATTGGACCAGCACACACCGAGCCACTGATCCGCCTCCCTATGAGGAGAAGCAGAAATGGGGCAAGGACACTGTGATGACACCGTACATGCCAGACTATGCGGAGCGAGACCTGCCCACGAGGATGGACTACTACAACAGGAGTGAGTGATGCCTGATATTAAGCAGACTATCGAGTTCAACGTGCAGGGCACGTCTGAACTCCACGAGGCTGCGGAATCCATCAATACCATCGCACAAGCCCTCGACAACATCAAAGGTAAGGTCGTCGGCGCCGACATCGGCAAAGGCCTGGACGGCGCCGGGCGTGGCGGCAGGGAGGCCGGGGAAGGCTTCGACCGAGCCGGTAAAGCCGCAGAAGAGGCGAAGTCGCGCATCTCCAACATGCGCTACGCCCTCTACGACGTGGCCGCTGTCATGCAGAACATCTCGAAGACCGCCTTCGGCGCCTTCTCCACGGTCGTCAAAGAGTCGATGGAGTATGAGTCGGCCTTCGCACAGGTGAAGCGGACCAACGACATCGCCGGCAAGTCAGCGGACGAGCTACGCGGCAAACTGGAGCAGATGGCCGCCTCGGTGACGACCACGAACTTCAAGGACCTGTCGAACATCGCAGCACTCGGCGGCCAGTTGGGCGTCGCTAAAGAGTCCATCACAGACTTCACCGAGACGGTCGCTAAGCTCTCGGCGACCACCGACCTTTCGCTCGACAAGTCGGGTGAGACGATCGCGCGCTTCCAGACGATCATGGGCACGACCGGCCAGAACTTCGACAACATCGCCTCTTCGATCCTGAAGGTCGGCGTCAACTCTGCTGCCACCGAGTCGCAGATCGCGAACACGTCGACTCAGATCTCCGCTATGGGCAAATTCGCTGGCCTCACCGAGTACCAGGTGGTCGGACTTTCCGGTGCGTTGGCATCGATCGGCGTGGCGCCCGAACTCTCTCGCGGTGTCGTCACGCGTATGTTCACCCAGATGCAGAAAGCCATAAGGGGTGGAGGTGACGAACTCAACCTGTTCGCGAAGGTGGCCGGGGTTTCCGCACAGGAGGTTCAGTCCGCGTGGGGCACGTCGAAGTTCTCTGACATCTTCGTCAAGTTCATCGCCGGGCTGAAGAACCAGGGACAGGGCGCTATCGGTGTGCTCAAAGATCTGGGCATCAAAGCGTCCCGTGACGTCCCGACGATCCTCCGTCTGGCCGAGGCACACAAGACACTCGAACAGACGATGCGCGACGCCGAATCGGGATACAACGACTCGAAGACGCTCAATGACCAGTACAACCAGATAGCATCCACCACGGCCGGCAAGCTAGAGATGTTGAAGAATGCCTGGTCGAATCTGAAGGCCGAAATCGGCAGGTCTACGAACTCCGGCATCGGCGACATGCTAGGGTCCCTCACGGGTCTCGTTCAAGT